CATTTGATGACGAACTAACTTTGCTTATCTCAGCGGCACGTCAAAGGATAGAAGCATACTTGAATATTGGACTGGTCCAGCGTTCAATAACTGTTCAGTGGCAGGGGTATCCATTAGAGTTGCCTTTATCCCCAACGGGAGAGATAACATCGGTTACTGGCAAGGAGGGGGCTATAGCTGAAGCAGATTATACCGTTTCAAATTACCAGGCAAAACGTATCGATATCAACAGCGTGTCGGGCAGTGGGATAGAATGGTTTTATCATGACGGATATGTAGAACCCTGGACGTGGAACGCAGCGGATTGTAACGAAATGTATTCAGTAACGTATCTTACAGGGTATGAAGAGCTGCCTAAAGCATTAAAAAACGCATGGCTATCAGAAGTAGACTACTTGTTCAAAATGCGAGGTATGCCGGATTTAGACCAGATCAGTCAAACTTCTGCCGTACTTGTTTCATCTTATTCCCGCAATCCGATCTTATGAAATTCAATTCAGGCGAACTAAACCAGAAAATCAACATCATAAACTTTGTTGGCGATCAAGACGACGGGGCTGGGGGTTCTGTACCCGTTGAGCAGACCTATTGGGAAACGTTCGCTAAAGTAACACCTCTAAGATCAGGACGTACATTAGAAGCGAACCAAGAACGCCTAATCCCGGCAATGAAGTTTGAGGTGCGGGATAGGCGTGATAAGGTTGTTATTGAGAATATGAAGATTAAATATCGAGGCGCTTACTATCAGATTATATCAGCAATACCTGATTACACGTATTGGGAAAGCCTGGTTATCGTTGCCACTGCGAGTAACCCGCCTAAGAGGTAGTTATTTATAATCTCTTTTATATCCGTTCTTTTTTAGCATTCTGTCTATTAATCTTATTTGTTTCTTCCCCTGGGCATCAAATTCAGGATCACCGCAACCCATCATAGCCGACATAGAGTCGGTTAAATCACATATTGCTAAGAGTTCAGAGGGAGTTATTTTTAAATCTTTTAGCTTTTTCATACCCAAATATACAACTCCGCTTATTCACTTTTTGTAACATTATCGCTACCTTGCATCATGCCCCGCGTCCTATCAAATTTCGGTCAATTAACATCTGCGTTAAACAGTATGTCTACTAAGTTCCAGACTGAGGTAAAAGAGATTATAGAAACTAATTTAGGCGATATTGAATTAGAAGCGATACGGGACGCTCCGGGACCAGGGGACGCGATTAGAACTACATTCGGTACGGAAACACAAGACAAGATTGCGCGTGGCAGAGGATGGACACCTATTAGTCAGGCAATAGGATATAGCATTGATCCAAGCGGTTACAAGGGCAGGGTATTTGTGGAACGTTCTGCAGGAGAGATTGCGGCCTGGACGGAATTTGGTACCGGTCAAAGCGCGTCTACTTACTTAGCTACTGTGCCACCTGAATGGAGATCGCTAGCCCAGCTGTATTATATCAATGGGCGGGGAACGATCATAGCACAACCCTACCTACTACCGGCATTTTTAAAGTATCAAATCCAATGCGTTAAGGATTTGAAACAGGCTTTGAAGGATTTGAGGTTGTAAAAAAGGCTACCCAATTTGAGTAGCCTACACTTACTAATAAATCTCACTAAATTAGTGAGTGTTTCTTTTTTTTACAAAATCAGTAAATTCTATTTCATCGTCCTTCCAATTCCCGTTAAGTTGTGGAAAAAACTCGAAAAACATTCCTGATTTTAATATAGATTCGTATTCTTCTTTTGCAGTCATAATTTATTTATTTTTAAAATGGTTCACAGCTTTCTGCGCAATCTTCTTGCTCGTCTAAATCAAAATCATATTCCGATCCGTCTGTAATTAAAGACTTATCTTTTGACATTTCAAATGGTAATTTTGATTCCTCAATTATATCCTCCATTGATTCCCAATTTCTAAAAAATTTAAGAGGTGTTTTACCTGAATATCCTATCGGAACAACCATTCCATGTTTTTGTTCCATTTGAGAAACCCAGATAGCGTCTTGCGGTCTCTCAATTACAGATGTTAATAATTTTCTTTTGCTTTTTTTGTAACAAAGTTTACAGTTCCCCTCATAATCTCTTAAATTAAGATCAAAAGATTGTTTTTTCCAATATTTAGCTACATCAGCTTTATTAATGCCCCATTCAAATAGAGGGTAAAATTGTTTTTTCTGCTTAGCTTTTATTAAATTAACCCTCTTAGGTTCATCAGCCCTATATCCTATAGCGGTGGTACAGCCTTTAAAACCAATTGAGTTGGCATAACTGTTTATTGCATTTCTTTTTAGTTCTCTAGTACAATGAGGGGCAGAAGAACAAGGAATGCTATATTTTTTTATTACTTCCTCAAAAATAGACCCATCACGACATGCAGACCAATAATTAACAATTTTATGGGTACTGCCTTTTCTTTTGCCATGATGAACAACGGCTTCTACCCAAACTATAGGTAATTTAAATTCTGTTTCTAATTGGTGGACAAAATAAAGCGTTTCTTCTCGTTCTCTTGATGTGTTGGCAAAAACAAATATCATTTCATATTCATTTTGAAACCTATCAAATAACAATTTTGCCATAAGGCCGGATGTCCTACCCCCAGATACAGATACTAATAATTTCTTTTTCATATTTTGTGAGATTTAAATTTATAATGCTAAGTTACCATTATTCCCTATATTTGAATGTAACAACTTAGCTACAATGAAAAACACAAACCTGGCAATACGTACAGCGGTCGCAACGGCTTTAAATGCTGACGGTGGCATATTATATTCTGGAACGCAAAAGATCGCCACGTTTGAAGAATATTTGCAGGAAACAACGACAAGGAAGAAAGCGGTGTTAGTAACAGGCAATCTGCAGGAAACGGAAGCATATATTATCCTGCTCAACCAAACGCAAAACGAGGGTCAGGGTAACAAATGTATGCGTAATGACGAATGCTCTATTCAGCTGCAAGTAACAACGGTATGGCCTGCGGGGAAAGGGGGCAGTAAGATTGCCGAATTAATCAGCGAACTGGCATTAGAAAGACTTGAAACGGTAACGCTGCCTGAACCGTTCGGGTTATGGAAATATGACATTGTAGGGATAAGAAATATTAATTTTGATAGCCAAAGCACAAGAACATGGATAGTACAAATCACGCTCAACTTTTACGTGACGCAATAGTGCGTTTCCCTATGCCTGCCCGCGCTTGTGTATGGGTACGTGCGCGAGTCGAATGGGAAAGGGAAAGGTGGGTTAAAAAAGCCCTGAACGGTGATGGACAGGGCTGAATATCGCTAAAGACTTAGCAGAACTTAGACGGTCTCTTCGTAGATACTTTTAATGAGTTTTTTTATATCTGCCCTTAAAGCATCCATATCTTGACGCGGCAAATCTACTAGATTTTGCAACATATCTAATAACTCTGGGGCTTTTATAATTAATTTGGCGTCTTCTTTTGATATGTATCCAGTAAGACAAAATCCCTTTTGTTTAGGTTCGTGTTTATCGTAAAAACCCTTTCCTGATGTTATCATTTGGTAATCATCAGATTTTCCGAATATTGGGTTGTCGCTATCATTTAACAACCATACTTTTTTTGTTTCTTTAAAGTTCATTTTGCTAAGTTTTATCATAGCTGAATTGCTACAATACAAGTATCGGCATTACATTTTAAATTTTACGTTTGGTAATGACATTGTTACAATGTATATTTACCGTAAATAATTAAAATCAACATGGCAAATCCATTTATCAATGCAAGGGAGTCGCTCCTTTTTTTAAACGTCACTGATGACATCGACACACCTGGAGACGAAATAACAGTAGCCAACTTTAAACCGGTTGCATGCTTAACTTCAGTTGACTTTAATGGCTCTACTTCTGGTATTTCGGCAACATCGAAATGTTCCGATTCAGGATTTGCCGAAAGTGTAGCTGGTGAAAAATCATGGACAATGTCCGCTGAAGGTCTAGCTCAGGCTTTAGAAGCAGGTGATTTACGTATAGATCACAACTTGTTATATAAGCAATGGCGATCAGGTACTGCGGCATGGTGGATGATTGCTGACAGAACCCCTGCACTTACCAATGTAACTATACGTTATGGAGTGGGCCGTATTGATACCGAAAGTGATTCATTCCCTGATAACGCAGCGCAGACGTTCAGCACTTCTATTACTGGCATTGGTGCTTCATACGATCAAGACGATTTAGCCCCTGTAACGCCTTAATATGCAGGGTAACGGTAAAATATCATTTGAAATAGAGGGGGTTAAACATTCCCTTTATTTCGGTATGACTGCTGCGGAGATTATAGCAGAAAAAACGTATTTGCATTTATCTAAAGGTAAGATACCAGCTATGACTTCGGTAGCTTACATTGTTTACGGTGGGCTATGTAACCAGGCAGACCGCACTGATTCCGACCGTCCTGAATATGAGCAAGCCTATGAAATAGCTGAACACTTAGCATCAGATGACGAATTAGGTCAGAAAGTCGTTTCTTGTTATACCGAAAGCCAAGCAAGCAAAACACTACTCGACAGGCTTAACGCAGGTAAAAAAAAAGCAGAGGAAAACCTAAGCCAGTAGATTGGGAAGCGGTTAAACTTTACGCGTATGGAGAATTACAACTAAAACCAAGCGAATTCGCCAACCTAACAGAGAAAGAGTACGTTATGATCTGTATAGGGTATAAGCAGCGTAAATTAGCTGCCGAAAGGTCGGAACGCCAACTTAACTGGATGATTTATTCCAGCTTCGGAGATCCAAAGAAAATGCCAAAGTCAGCGCAAGCATGGTGGCCGATCGAGGGCGAACCAAAACCTAAACCGATAAGAGTTAATAAAGCCTACTTAAACAGAATTAAAAATTTCCATGACTTTATAATGTCAGAGGGATGGAGGAAAAATAAAAATGGCTGACGCTCAATTATCCGTAGAACTTAGTGCGCAGGTCAATGGGTTTGTAAATGCACTTACACAGGCCGCTTCAGCATCTTCAAGAACTGACGGTGTTGTTACGGCAATGTCTAACAACATATCCCAAAATATTGCCAATGTTAACAGGCTGAATTTATCCGGGTTTCAAAGATCATTAGCCGCTGGACAAATTTCGTTAACAAGGCTTCAAGCTACCGTTTCAGCCGCTCCCCAACAATTATCACGTTTATCAGTAGGTTCCAATCAAGCGGCATTTGCGCTAACTAATTTAGGTCGTGTTGCTCAGGATGCACCTTTCGGATTTATTGGTATACAAAATAACTTAAACCCGCTATTAGAATCATTTCAAAGGTTAAGGCAAGAAACGGGGTCAAATGGGGCGGCATTTCGTGCTTTAGGTCAGTCATTAATTGGCCCTGCTGGTATAGGTATAGCTTTATCGGTTGTATCTGCTGCTGTTTTATTTTACCAGCAATACCAACAAAGAGCAAATAAAGAAACTGAGAAAGGGGAGGCCGCATTAAAAAGAACAAAAAAAGCAGCCGAAGAATACGCCGAGTCGCTTGATGTTGTAACTAGGGCAAGACTTTTAGGGGCTCAAAAGTCACAGGAGGAAATAGCTGAATTAAAAGCTTTGTATGATATAACACAAAATAATATTATATCATCTAAACAAAGGGGTCAAGCTGTAGACGATTTGCAAAAGAAATATCCAGAGTATTTTAAAAATATAAAGGACGAAGCCTTTTTAACTGGTGCTGCATCAGAAAAATATAGAGAGTTAACTGTTTCATTAATTGCTACAGCTAGAGCTAGGGCCGCTATCGACATAATTACAACCAACTCAAAAAGGGAACTAATTAATGAGCAAAAAATTGCAGACCTTCAAATACAACAACTTAAAAACGAAACCAAGTTAGGCGATATACGAAAAAAGGATGCTAGTTTTAATGCGGAGACTGGTACCGGTGGGGCATTGCCATTTGAAGAGGCTAGGCAAAAAGGGATTGTACGAGATACAGAGAAACAAATAAATGATATAAGAACCGACTCTATTAAGCTGGGGCAACAAAATCTAAAATTACAAACAGAGATTACTAACCAAGTTCAAAAAGGAGCTGATTTAGCTGGTAAGGTCGGTGATTTGCCTACCGAAAAAAAAGGGAAGCATATCAAAACATTAGCAGAAGTTTTAAAAGAACTAAATGTAGATATATTACAAGCTGATAATTCTTTGGATTTGACTTTTAGTGAAGTTTCTAATAAAAAAATATCAGCTTATCAAAAAGCTATAAATAACCTTATAGAATCAGGGTTTAGCCCACTAAATAAGGAAATAATTAAATTAAAAGAGGAACAGTATGGGTTATTCTCAGAAGACGTAAAAAGAAAAGCTGATTCATTTTTTAAATCAATACTCCCACAAAGACTAGCTAAGGAAGCCTCAGACAAAATAGAAGCTAGCAAAAAGGTTTTTGAAAAAGCAGTTCCAGAAACCAGGCAGCTTTTCGATGAACTGTTCACTCCTTCTGCCTCATCAAAAATAAATAAAAGTGATTTTGTAAAAAACTTCGATTTATTTGATGCTGGGGCCGCTATAAACGATACTAAAGCGGCTATAGAAACTCTTAATAATTCATTTGATCAAGGAGGAGTATCGCTTGATCAATTTAAATCAAAATACAAAGAGCTGACAGATACGCTGAAAGCTGAAGAATTAACTGATTCGCTTGATAAACTAGCTGAGTCTTTCATAAATAGTGGAATATCTAATATAGGGAGTGCTATCGGGGAAGCTTTGGTTAGCGGAGGAAACGTTTTAGAGGCGGCTGGTAAAAGCCTGCTTGCTTCTTTTGGCGGGTTCTTGTCTGAATACGGTAAACTACTAGTTGCCTACGGTGCAGCAGCAATTTTAAAAAGCAAGTTAGATGCAGCAGCGTTAATACCAGGGGCTGGGCTTATAGCCGGTCCTGCTGCAATAGCGGCCGGTATAGCTTTACAGGTGGCAGGTGCTGCTATTGGCGCGTTTGCGTCTGGCAAAGGAAAACAAGATGATCAATATAATGGTGTTAAAAGAATCCCCGGCTTTGCTAACGGGGTTAATAACTTTGGGGGTGGTCTTGCGCTAGTAGGGGAAAGGGGCCCAGAACTGGTTAACTTACCTACTGGATCGAGTGTTATACCTAATGGCAGAACGGAGAAATTAATGCGTGGTGGTAACTCAATGATCAATATAAGTTCAGAGCTTGCTATAAGCGGAGGCCAACTATACGCACTTATTCGCGCAGAAGAACGTTCACGTGGGAGGGCTGGGGTATGAGCGAAATAGATCGTTTTCAAGTTAAGCCAACAGGCTTCCTTGCTAAGTGGCGTTCGGCTTCGGTTGCTATTGATGCTAACGGAAATGTATCTAACCCCGAAGTGCCAGGCGAACCGGTGATGAACCTAGACCGGATTTCAGATTATAAGTCAAATAACAGGCGTTATAATCCAGGCGATAAAATAACCGAGTTTTGTAATCTATCTACGTTTACGAACTACAGGGTTTACGCAACAGACGAGCGTCCTTTTGCTCGCGTAGAAACGGATATTAACGCGGCTAAATGCGGATACCAAACACCGCTACCTGAACCGTCAGTTCCTTATAGTCCTTTTGGCGATCCTGTTTATGGAACGTATAAGACATATTCATTCTGCAACATCGAGGGGCGTAATACGACCGTTTCAATAGAGGGCAAAAACTATACAGGTGAAGTTGGCGTATTGCGAATGGGCGGTAAATCACCTGTAGTATTCTCGTACAAAGAGGTAGACGATAAGTTCAGCCCGATAAGGCCAATGGAATGTAAGTTATCATTTATATCAGATGAAAACTTTCTATTACAGGAATTTTATACAAGTGACGAACGTGCGTTTCGTGTTTCGGTAGTAACAGAGGGGGTGTTACAATTCCGGGGTTACATCATTCCGGGTAGCTGTAGGGAACCGTTTTCTGCGCCACCATACGAAGTGACTATTTCTGCAACGGATGCTTTAGGGGGTCTTAAATCGAGTACATACCCGGTGCCTGTAGGTTCTAATGTTGAGATTTATCAATCGTTCGTAGATATATTGGCTTACTGCTTTTCACTTACCAATTTGAATTTGGATATTAAAACGATTTGCAACCTATACGATACCTATATGCCTACCGGATTAGACAATGACCCGCTTAGTATGGCGAAAGTTAACCCATTACGCTTAGTTGATGACAAGGGCGCGACACTTAGTTGCTATGCCGTTTTAGAAGCTGTTGCGACTGCATGGGGTGCTTATATAGTACAGGCAAATGGTATGTGGAATTTCGTTCGTGTAAATGAAATGAGTAATGATGTGATCAGATCACGGAACTATAACTATAAAGGCTTATTTTTGAGGGGCGAGAATTTGCAAGTAAATCGCGTAATTGGGTCGGTATTAAATAAGGGTAATGATATATTATAATTTTGTTGGTGAAAAATCGGGGCTGCGTCAGGGCGTAACTATTGCTTATGATGAAGTAGGCAATTCAGTTTCGGCTATCTTAACAAACGGAGGTAGCACGCCTGTTTCATTCGATGCGGTTTACCCGGATCATGTACAAGGTGACATACTTATCCGCAAATGGGCTGCTGGATTTACGTACTCATTACTTTGGGATAACTATTATCCGTTTGCTTCGTTTACCAAAGTAGCTACACCCGTTGACCCGGCCTTTAATGATATTGCAATCAATTCGATTACCGTAACAGACGAAACGTCACCAGGACCAAACAACGGAACGGCGGTAATTAACGCTTCGGGCGGGTCAGCTCCATACGAGTACAGTCCTAATGCGATTGATTGGCAGGATAGCAATTTATTCGGTGCCTTGTCGCCTCAAACCTATACGGCATTCGTTAGATCGAAATCATTGGCAGGTTTAACGGCTACAGGAAATTTTACAGTAGAGCCGTCCGCACCGGAACCGGATACACCCGCACCGAGAGATAACGATATAATTGCTTTGTCAGGTGCCGAGCTGGATATTCAAGATCCATACAAACGCGTCGAAGTTGTTAGCGTATTTGGTTCTGTTCCTAGCTTGCTGTACAACGGAGATTTCGAGCTATTCGATGGTCAGAACTTTAATTTCTGGACGCGTTACGGGGGCTTAAACTTTTCGCGTGTACCTCGTACCGTTACCAATGCTCAGGGCGTTTTGGTGCCTTTAGATAATCATGCTATACAGTTTAACGAGCGCGCTAATGCAGGTAAATATTACGAGTCGGCACCCATACCATTACAGGTAGGCGATAAACCTAGCTTCAAATACAGGGTAGGCAAAACCGATACAGGGGTTAAAACTCAGGTATTAACTTCGGGCGGGTCGAACAGTTTCGAGGTTACAGAGGTAAAAGGAACAATGTATGTGTGTAAGATGCGTATAAAACTGGGAAATTATTACTTACGTAACGTTGACTATGGCACATCGTACGAATGGGTTACGACACTTAGTACGGTACTTAACCTAATCGAAAATAGTAAAGGCGACGCTAATACATTTTCATTTAATTTCAGCGCGCCTGAATGCCCGGTATCAGGCAATATGGTATTGCAGATTTACGGGTTCACTAAGGTCAATTACGATAAAGCAACTACCAACGGAGGTAATGCGCTGAACAGGCCAGAACTAATCATTACCGAATTGCCGGAATATATGCCTATTATTATGGATGATATATCCGTAGCTAAAACGAGCGCAGTTGCCGATTCAGATGTTACCGGCACCGCTTCGAGTTCGACTAATTTAGGCTTCTTCACATTAAAACCGGAACGTATAGAAATCTTATTCGGAGACTACACGCAAAGAACAGAGGCGGACAGTCCGCTAAATTCACTATATGCACTAAAGAACATTTTCGGCTACACTACAGGGTGGTACGAATACGGCACAACAACCGCGCCTGTACCGTTCGGTCTTGCCCTCGCTAAATCAATTTTAAGAGCATATCAGAAGCCTTTTAGGTTCTGGTACGGAGATTTGAAGTTAAGGCAACAGGCGCGAGATTTTAATTATTTAACTACATTCAGTTTTCAGGTGCCGGATCAGAACGATTTTAATGCGCATGTATTCGGTTTGTTGGGTTGCGAAATTGATTTAAAGTACAGGACGCTATCGAACGGAAAGCTAGCTGAATTGTTTGATCGTGCGGGTAAATCGGTTGATATTACGACCCCGGATTATCCAGGTTCGGAACAGTCTGAAATTATACAAGACCCAACCGTTGATTTAAATCCGATAAATGGTATATTTACAGACGAGTTCACACAAGAATTTACATAGATGGATTACAACAACGTATTAGACGCTTACAAACAGCAGGTAAACAACGCGGTTGCCATTAAGGATACTGTGAATTCCATTGATCCTACAGACGTAGCTTTAATCGGGTTAAATTTGGCTGAATTGCTAAAGGCTCCATTAGGAACTATCAATGACTTTTCTAAGTTTGGCGGGGCTGTACCTCCTGATAATGCTAACGGTATTGATCTTGATACGTACACAGAAATAAACTCAAACTATACTCATTATACTAAGCGCAACGGCATATGGTCACAAGACTTTTCGGTTCCTTTAGGGTTTACGTTCGGTACTGGCAACATATCATTACAGGCTTGGGTATTTGGTCAGGTAGTTTCTGTTTCGGCTGGTAAATGGGCTGTTAATAACGTAATATACAGTAAGGCTACCCAAACGCAATTAAACTTAACCCCTGCAGACGCGAACTTTAATCGTATTGATTTGGTTTACGCCAACAGTTCAGGTGTTATAGATTTGGTTGACGGGGTAGCAAGCCCAACGCCAAACGAACCTGTTACACCTGCCAATTCGGTTATTGTAGCCTACGTGTACGTTCCCTCCATATCGAGTGGCGAATTGCCATACATTGCAGATTCAAACTCAATGCCGCCAACGGCCAACGAAAACAGGGCGGGCTTTTACGCTATCAATGATACCGGTCAAACTATTATAACTATACCTCATGGGTACACAAGCAAGCCTAAACACGCTGATGCTTTCCCAAACAACTTAGCGGCCGGCATGTTAGGTGTCACATTTAAGGATTGGGATGAAACAAATATTTACATAACTTTGCCCTTTAGCAATAACGATGGGCAGTCATTAAAATACGCATGGGAAGCAATACTATAAACAATATGAAAATAAAAATTACATTACTATTCGCTTTAATACTCTTAGGTGTTGGGGTTAAAGCTCAGGTCGGGGTGGCTGCAGCTGATACGTCGTTACGCGCTACAGTAAATGGGCAGGTAAGAATATGGAAAAACTTTGAATATTATAAAACGGCTTTTGGTCTTTATTATAATAAGGTACAGATAGACGGGCTGTTTGGGGCTAATGATCTACAATCGGTATTGATACGGGGAAATACAGCAAGTACTAACATACTAATAGGTAATTCTTCTGGTAACGTTTTAGGGTATGGGCTCTTTAACGGATCTGGTTTTTATGGTAACACCATAATTACGCGACTTAATTTAGCTTCATCGGGACTAAATAATTTAATCGAACAAAATTCGGGAGCCGGAATAATCCGCACGGTAGGCGGCTCTACGGTAAATACCTTCTATCCAGATGGTAGGATTAGTGGCACAGATGCAACAAGTAATGCAGATTTGACAACTCTACAACAGGTTAATAGTAAAATAGCCGCTATACCAACCCCAACACTTCAAAGTGTGACCGATTTGGGTAATACAACTAGTAATTCTGTTTCTATAGGCCAAACCGTAGATAAAGTGGATACACTAATTTTTATAGGAGATTCTATAGATAAAGGGTATGGATTGCAGGATACTCTAACCCGCCACACTACCGTTTTAGCCAATAGATTGAATGCTGTTGAGATTAATAAATCAGTTACAGGTATGTCTATGCAAAATGGGAGTCCTACATCTTATGGGGGCTCTATACTTACACAATTAGCATTAATTCCTAATTATATAAAAGGTAATAATTTTTTAATTATATCATTAGGCACAAATGATATTTTAATAAATAGTGGTTCTTATACCGTCTCTGGTTTTAAATCGGCGTACGTAACAATTATAAATAACGCTTTATCAAAGGGATGGGCCTCGTCTAAAATAATATTAACCTCACCTCCATTTATTTCTAATTACTCATATTCAACACCTTATGTTTCTAGTCTTGCTAGACACCAGGCATATGTACAAGCAACTAAAGAAACAGCGTTAAACTATTCTTTAAAATATATTGATTTATTAGATATAACAACTAAAAATGGAGGTGTTAAACTCTTGCAAGCTGATGGTGTTCATCCTAACGTTTTGGGTAATAAAATTATAGCTAGCGCAGAATATTCAGCCTTTAATTCATTAGAGATTTATGGAGATGCAGACATAACAGGGGTATTGAGTGCGTCTTATATAAAAAATAATCCTAGTCACTATTCAGTAAATAGAACTACATCAGCAACAATAAACGAGTATATCGAAATTGGGTATTTGTCATACAGTAAAAATATATCCGATTTTATCGACATAACATTGAACGGCACAGATACACTTAGTAAAGTCCCTATTTTTTCAGGATTTGGCTATAATCCAACAGCACGTACTTACAAAGTACCCATAAATTCTTGGTATCCAGCGAACACTTGGGTTAATGTACGGCCATTACTATTAACCGGGCTTAGCGCAGGATGGGAGGTTTACTACCAACAATCTATAATGTTGCAAGTAAAACTAGTTACACCATCTTTTGGGGATAGCAGGTTTTACTTTAGGATAATAAATCTTAAATCTGGTTTTTCACAAAGTTTAAATATTAATGTATCTCTAATTGGAAAGCCTTATAGTAGTTATTTTACTCCAACAGCAGGTAAAGGAACGGACGCAGGTAGCTATGCTTATATTGGTGCGTCAACACATAGCATTGTTAGTAATGGAAATTTATCTGAAAATTACCAAATATTTCCAACTACATATCTTTATAGTGTGCCATCGAATACTGATGGTTTATATAAAATACCAGTAATAAATACTTCGGCTACTACTAATTTAGGACTTATCGAATCTATAAACTCATTGCCTACAGCAATGGGTGGTACGGGGGGTACTACTGGAGCTGTGTTAAATCAAACCAGTCTGCAAACAGCGAATTTCAATGTAAGTGGTACAGGAGGTGTAGGGGGTAATTTTACAGGAGGGGCAAGCATTACTTCGGCATCTACACTGAGTAGTAATAATGGAACTCTTGTACTTAGAAATTCGGCATCTACAACTAGGCAGATACTTTTCCAAACAAATGCAGCCAGAAGATTCACTCTTGGGGTTACTTCAACGCCAGAAAGCGGGGCTAACGCAGGATCAGATTTTTCCGGTACTAGGTATGATGATGCAGGTAACTCTTTGGGTGATTGGCTGGTAGTAAACAGAGCAAATGGGAGAATTAGTTTAGGTCCTTTGACAAGTATTAACGTTATGGGCACAGTAACGGCTAGCGGCAATGTTTTTGTACCCTCTAAACCCAACGGTCTGTCAACAGATAGCTTAGTCACATCTAATCCGACTACAGGAGTACTTCAAAGGATTTCCGGTTCTGTAAATTATATTCAAAATCAAAATGCCACTACCCAAACAGGTCAGATAAAAATAAATGGTAGTGTAGTAGCTTCCGATTTCCAAAGCACAGGCGCAAACGGGTATGTTGCAACTGCGGGTGGTAGTAGTACTTCCATTATGGGTAACGGCATATCTGTATTTGGCGATGGGTCGGGTGGATATTCTGCGGTGAAACGTGCCGGTTTAGAATACCAGGCTACGGGGTCATCTTTTAAGCAATACCTTAACTTCGCACCCGTAACGGGGTCCAATAAAACTGTAACTCTACCTGATGTATCTGGAACTGTAGCAGTGTTAGAGGGTTCAGATCCTATTAAGTTAATAAATTTTGGAACTGGCGGTAGCATAAAAGGTGTATCTGGTGGGGGATCCGTTTCAATACCAGCCGGTAAAATAGGGGTCATTGCAATAACGTCAGATATATACGACCAGATATTAACTCAAACAGGCCAAATAATCCGTAAAACAGCATCGGGTAACGGAACATCGACAACGATTTCAATACCTCATGGGGTAACTGGTATTACGTCAACAAGTATATGCCTGGTAACCGCTAATACCGCCGCTGCAGCTGGATTCCAATACGTGACTACAGATGCAACAAATATAAATATCATTTACACCGTCGCCCCCGTTACCGGAACAAATAACCTCGTTTATTCAATTCAATTAAAATAGTCATGAAACGTTTATTCCTTTTACCTCTATTATTTTTGGCGCTAATCTCCAATGCACAAATACAAGGAACGGCACCCGTAACCTACAGTATACGAGCAGATCTAAAAACTACAGCAGCTCAGGACCGGGCGCAAGTTGAAATATCCGGCTTGCTTACTCCTTACGACACCAACGGCGGCCGGTATATGTGGGATGCAGCCAGTACCGCTACAGATGACGGATTTTTGGTAATATCAGTAAACGGGGTAAGTACCGGAAGATGGTTAAGATTAGGAAACAGCAATAGTATTAAAGGATCTACTACATTTAGTGGGGCGCTCCTTACAACATCTTATACTGTTAATTATGTTATTAACGGGGTAACTACTGTTTTACCTTTTGTTCCCGCTCAGATATATTTGCAGCCGCGTACACAGGCCGCAGCGCAGCCTAGTTGGATAACAAATATTACGAGCTCTGGTTTTACAGTTAATTACACTACAGTGCCGATAGTGGGTACATTGAACATTGTAAATGATTATTTAGTAATCAAGCAATAAGGTCGGAATCATCCTCATTCTGCCACTTAGTATACCGACACACCCGTTTGCCTGACTTGTAAAAAAGGAATAGGCAAACGGCATAAACTATGACAGGCACCATGCTGCAAAGTTTATCCATAGTATCCAGAAAACGACTACGGCAAATACGATCCATAGAAGGGCGTTTACTTTTTTTGTCTTTCATGACATACAGGCTTTAACTGCAAAAGCTAATTGAAGTGCAATAGCCAGGCAGAAAATGAAAAGCACGAATTTTCCAGACTTTACGGGTAATTGAAATAACGGTTTGTTGTTTGAGTTTAAAGAGTTCATGTTATTGGTTTTTTAATTCGTTTAATTGATTTTTATATACTTCATTCCAGAAAATCAAATCACGCCTATCTCTATCCGTTAAAGTTTTATAGTTTGATATTTCGTAAATTTTACCTTTAGCGGTTTGCATTATGCTATTTGTTAATTCCCGCATTTTACTTTCGTACCTTTCTTGTTTTAGTTCTTGTGGTGTTACGGATGTTTTTTGATGATACCTTGACGTTGATACAAAATCGCCAAATAAAATACCAATTAGAAAGAATACGAACGTGGCAATCAAAGTTTTTAAGTTCATGTTATAGCGGGTTTTTAGGGTCGCCATAGACGAGGTAAATTAAATAGATTAATAGAATTGCGGCTAGAAGCGTTTTCATACTACCTTAACCTCCTTAATCAATTCCTTATCAAACAAATGTGTGTGCGTACCGAAATCGAGCAACCATTCTAAGTTACGATCTAGTACTCTCTCAGGATAAAGTACTATGCACTGCCCTTGTTCTGTTTGCGCTATGAATGTTACTGCGACCATGTAATACGTTTTACTTGTTTAATATTTACCTCTAACACATCGTGTCCGTAGTGAAGATATAGCACATTTACAGCTTGCTGTTTCCTACCCCTTGCAGGTATCAGTTCTATGACCTCTATTGAATCGCAATCTATTTGCGTTTGTCCGAGGTGTTCGGTGTTGAAGTGGACGGTGATCATGCTATATTATGTCTTTGAGTGAAAGGATACTTTCATTATCAAATATAGATGCTGCTTCGTCTAATTTTGCATTGGCATATAGCTTCATGGCTTTAAGGTGCATAGCGTTAGTTATACCATAAGAATTTCCAGTGCATTGTTTTAATATCTCTTCTGCTTTAATACTTATTTTTGATGGTATAAAATCTGGGTCAGTTGGTTCAAAATATGCTGAATATGGTGCCAGATAGCTATCTTTACCATCATGGTCAACAACAAAACAAGAGCCTGTTTCGTCTCCTTGTTTTCTTAGAATTTTATATTTTTCTCCTTTTAAGATGTAAGTGCAATAATCTTGAGTCATCACTATTTCCATCCCTATTTTTACGTCTCTTTTTTCCATATCCCAAACATACTATCTTTCCCGGATATGTGAGTAATTGTAACAACCATGTTACATATCAAAAATATTTTTTACCTTTAACTATTATGGAAAAAGAAGAACAACTAAACGAAGAACAAGAGAGAATTGACAGAGATTCTTGTGGGGTTAAGCCGACATTGCCAGGCGGAGACGGTGCCGGTAGCTGGAAGTGCATCGAAGGAGATTGGAAATGGATTGAAAATGTAGGTGGATAGCAGGGCTATTGTTACCGGGCTTATGACTTCATGTTACGTGTGCAGTCATAATTTATACGTTTACTGTATAAGAAACTTTCATATTGACGCGGACCAGGATAAGATTTGGCGCAACGCTGAGTTGATTATTTTTGTAGCTCCTTTACTCATTATGGGTAATAGTTCCGCAAAATCAAAATCTGAAATAGCGTTTCGTAATATCGCTTATGTTTTTCTTTCCATCATATCCGGTCTGGTTATTGTTAATGAATTTGGGTTAATATCCCGGCCATCCCTACAGATTTACTACCTAGACGCTATAACTCTGATTTACACTATTTTCGCTATATTTAAAGCAGATAAAAACGGGGACATATAAATGATAACACACGCAATTAAAGTAGTCAGTATGTGGCTCGGAACCGTTATAAGAGAGGGAGTTATTTTAACAGGATTTTTCATTGGATTTGGCACGCATGATGTAGCTCAGATACTTGCTTGTGCGGTATCAATTACATGCGGATTTGGGTTGCGTATGGTTATGATCGCAGCTAGTGGCCGGGCTTTAGGCCGCGGTATCGTTTCGCTACACGCATTCGCTACGGTGTTCATGTCATGGGCAGCTTATCAGTTTTGGGTTTCTGGTCTTAGCGTCATACGCCCGTTTAGCTCGGTAGGGCTTCAAGTTTATTTAATAATATGTAGCTTTATGGCTGTGTATTTGATACAATCACTAGAGAAAGTCAGTAAGATTTCATTTAATTCAATGGTCAAAAAGTATTACACGGATGATAAGAATGAGGAGATTAAGCCATGAGTTTTGAACAAATAGCATTAATTATCGCTTCAACAATTACAATGCTTCTAATGGTCGCTTTGACGTGTGTGCTGATGTATTACACCTGCAGATTGAAAATGGCTTACAGGCCGTTAAAAATACTTATACGGACGGTGGTATTTGACTTCTGGTATATCAAGTGGTTGCGGAGGTGGTTATTGGCTAATACCCTGGCAATTTGGAGCGTGCCTACTATGTTTTGCCTGATATTTATCATATCTCAGTTAAGCGGGTTATTGTTCAACCGGGAGATACTTAAACGAACGACTGAGCTAATTATCGTTACGCCAATACTTTGGGTATCCTTAACTGGCTTGATCTACTTCTTACTACGTCGTGGTTATAAATTAATTTAGTATATTTGATTATGGCAAAATTCGGATCTGCTTCACTCGCAAAACTTAAAGGCGTACGCCCTGATTTAGTCAGGTTAATGAATGCTGCAATTACAGATAGCCCGGTGGATTTCTCTATTGTTTACGGGGTGCGAACTCAGGCTGAACAGGTAGCTTTATATGCTTTAGGCCGTACTAAAGTTAACCCTGACGGCAAAAGTGCTAAAAAGCCTTTAGGTAATATTGTAACGCAAAAGAACGGGACGACGAACAAAAGTAACCATCAGGTAAAGTCAGATGGGTATGGGCACGCAATCGATTTTGTTCCGTTTGTGAATGGTAAAATAGATTGGAACGCAGATACAGAGTTTCGTATTATAGCAGCACACATCATGGCTACGGCTAAATGTATGGGCATTGCTATTATCTGGGGTGGGACGTGGCGAACTTTGCCAGACCTACCTCATATTGAATTAGCTAAATAACATTATGAAATTTTCAACAGAAACATTAAAGGTATCAATTGCGCTATTCGTGGTTGTGCTATCATTTGCTTACTTCTTTACGACTTACTTTCAAGGTAAGGCTCAATCAGACCCGCAAGTAATTATAGCGATCGTAGCGGCATTAACTCAGGTTCTAAACTACTTCTTTGGGTCAAGTCAATCCAGCGCAAAGAAAGACGAAGCAATCGTATCAATGGCTAACAGCATTCCAGACGCACCGAAATCATGAGACGCTCAGAAATAGAATCACTAGTTGCCGATGTGGATTTACTAGAAAACGTAACACCCCAGGATCTAGCTAAAGAAGCTAAATTGGGGTGGGTTAAACGTTTGCTTTTTCTTGCTGTATGGCCTTTGATTAAGCCGTTTTTAGCGAGGAAGTTGGGGGAAAGGGTTGTTGATGTGTTGGGTAATATATTGGCTGAGATTTAAATTGGCAATGGCATCCATCTGTTGACGTTTATTTCGATTTTGTCTAAGTCTTGATCTCTGTCAGTAGTCCAGTGATCAAGCTGCCAACAGCCAACGGTAGCAATTTCTGCCATGTGACTTTTACCTATAAAATCAGCTTCTATTAAGACTGCTTTGAAATTTTCTGGCTGCTGGACTTTCGAATCAACCCATTTACTCTGATTAGCATAAATTTCGGCTGCTTCTTCAATTATTTTTGTTGATTCATCTATAGTTGCCATCATAGCACTTCGGAAAGAGACATAATTAGCACGTTCGGCCAAATCGTCTAAAATTTCAATTATTGTTTTCATATCGTCTCCATATATTTTACAACCCAAACCAAAAGTCCGATGCAAATTAATGCTATTGCGATGTGTGTGGGTTTCATGATGTAGCTAGTTTAACCCATCCGTATTCTATTTGCTTTCCAACAGATAATCCCATCCAAGGCAAAGCGTAGCCTTTTGAGCGGAGGTAGTCAAAATCTTTTAGAGTTAAATACCCCTCTTGACCAAACAGAGCTACCCAATGACATTTATAGCTGTCAGGTGTAAATTTAACTACAGGGGGTGATAACGAAAATCCGATTGCCTGTAAATCCTCTGCTGTAATTGATGATAGGGGTTTTAGAGTTAAGTAATCTAATTCAGCCAATCTAATAGTTCCTGACCAAAACTCATAAACGTTTTCTACTATTGTTTCTGATACTAAGTCAAAAAACACTTTCTGCCCCCAATATTGAGCAAAGAACTTAGCTTTATTTTCTAATGTGTTCGTCATCTTACCTCCCCCTCATTAAATCGTCTACTTTCGCATCTCTTTCAATAAGCGTTAGTATATGACTGTTCAAAGATCTTTTATCTTTTTTGGCTTGCATTTCTGCTTTAGCCTTTAAATCACTGCTGATCCTTAGCAGGAATTTAACTTCTTTTGTTTCTTCCATAAAGGCAAATATAGAGTATTATTTTGATTTCGCACGAATTTTAAAATAAATATAAAATAATATCATTTTGCTATTGACAATATGAAAAACGTTCGTATATTTGTCCTAACAAAAACAAAACAACATGAGCATCAAACCAATCGGCCTGGCTTCAACAGAAGAATATAAAGGCTTAACAACTTTCTTCTTTACGAACGGAGAAAGCCAAAGTATCCCGACAGAACGTATTGAGCAGTTCGTCCGGTCTCAGGAAATGAACATAGACTCGCAACTAGTCGACGTAACAGATAACGGCCAGGAGATAAGCGAACCCTACGAGTTCCAATCAGCATCCGACTACCTAGATGAAAACTGGGGAAAAGTAACTAACAGATTTTATAATGAAGTGATAATAGGAGGGAATTAAGATGAAAACAGACGGAAACGCACCAATAGGCGTAATCGACGGAATGTATGGAGACGATGCAATGGCAGGTAACCATACCGGCCTAACCAAGCGTGAACACTTTGCCGCTATGGCAATGCAAGCACTATCAACAGGGCATAGTCCGACACTAGGCAATGAACCTATAAACGAAATAGCTAATTCAGCTGTCAGAATTGCCGACGCATTAATTAAAGCTTTAAACAAATAATCATGCTAGAAAACCTAAAACAACAAATCGAACACCTCAACAGAGCAATAGCGAACTTCGAGGAAGCGGATGCAAATTTTAAAGGCATCGAAACGAACGAGTATTTTAAGATCTTCGCGCCACAGGAAAAACAGGCAGAGGTAGCGAAGTTGTGGACGGTTCGTCACGCTTGCAGGGCTACGTTGATTACGGCAATTAATTTAGTAGGAATGGAGGTGGTAGGTGAGTAGGGAAATTACATCCATAGCCATTGTCGTTGAGATAGACGGTAACTGTCATCAAGTTTTAGCCTCTAAAGAAAACAAAGAACTGATGCTTAAATTCCTGTCAGGTTTAACTGATGGTATCAAGGTAACAGAAGAGTTATGCCCAGTTGAATTTAAAAAACGTGGATCATGAACCGCCCGCACTACATCAAAAAAGACACCAACACCCGACCGGTTCCTTTCGTTCAGATCGTTTCGGTTATGGTTCTGATATTTGGAGCATTATGCGCGTTGCATTATTTCGGGGTTATTGGGGTTTGTAAGGAACAATTTGAAACAATTAAAACAAGATAAAATGAAAAAACATGAATTGCTTGAAAAAGCTATGCGGGATTATCCCGCCGGAACGGTATTTACTTGGGGTGGATATGAATCAACATCAACCGGAATATTCAGATTTGATGGCGATGATATTGTTGATAGTAACGATATGGCCGTGATGGATATGAATAAAGATTGGGCTGGTATAATTCATAAATCGGTTGCGCCTAGCATCCTGTCCGGAAAATGTGCAATCCAGGTAAACAACGAACGTGAGTTTAATTTGCTGATGGAGCATTATGAGAGTAAGGGATTGCGAATGAGCGGCACTAAGGATGGAATAGGCAGTATAAAAGGTGGATACCCGCAAGTGAAATATTACGATGATTCATACAACGGGCAAAGTAACGGTAAAAACAGCAAAAAACAAGCAGAAAACGAAGGGTATCAAGTGATAGACTTCCCTCAATTCGCCGCCGAAGTAGGAATTCCTCTTCCGGTGTTCGTGATGACGAGTGAGGATAACGTGCCGCTTTATAAGGGGGATGATTATTATAGAGCCGGAAGGTCAGGATCGCAGGGCAAAGGTGATTTTGTTTTATTTGAAACAAAAGGTTTAAGAGGTTGCCATTTTGTATGTTCTTATCCAGAAATAGACAAAGCCTTCTCAAGCAAAGAAGCCGCAGAGGCATGGATAAAGGAGCAGAATAACCCGAAGGCTATTGAGGTAAAATTGTTTAAAGGCAAAACGGCTAATGTACATTCTGATTTAATTCGTGTTTTCGACGGCAACAATACTATGAATTTCGCGCCCTCCGACCTCGAAGATTTGCTTCACGCCTACAAATCACTACAGTAACGAACACGTTACACCAAAAACAGGTAAATCATAGGGTTAATAAGTAAATTTGAAGATGACAGATACAGAGCACGACAAAGCATTAATCCGTAAAATATTCGATCAGTTTATTGAAATGTCAAAGGCAGAATTTAAAACTGAAATAGGTAAAGAAATGGGTTCCGCTTTGTCGTATGGAATTAGTAATATCATTAAGCCATACATGATTGAATTAAGTAAAGAATTGAAATAAAATGGAAAACAAAACTCACTACAAGAAATTACGTAACCCATCATACATCGGATCGTACGAACTTATGACTGGCGATCAATCAATCGAACTCGTTGTTCAAATGGAAAAAGCCGTCAAAGAAATGGTTCAGAACGGGGACAAAAAAGAAGAGGCTATGGTGCTTTACCTTAAAGGTCATAAACCGATGATCGTGAATTCTACCAATGCTAAAGCAATTACTGCGGCTACCGGGTCGCCATTCATTGAGGACTGGAACGGTAAGCTAATCACTTTATACGTTGCTAAGATCAGGGCGTTTGGTGAAAGTGTTGATGCTTTGCGCGTCAAAAAAGAAGCTCCGGTTATCTTATTACCTGAACTGCCAACGGAATCTAAAACGTTCAATGATACGGCTGCGGCTATCAAATCTAAAAAGACCACAATGGAAGCGGCTTTGCAATTCCTGGCAACGAAATATTCAATTACCGAAACGCTTAAAATAGCCCTCGAAAATGCAGTTAAATAAGACGTTCTACGCTCGTTGTTCTGGTTTGGGAGCAATTATGAGCGAACCACAAAGTAAGCACCCTAGAGACGTTTATAGTGACCATATCGAGAGTTTAGAAGCGAAGCGGGTAAAAGCCGAAACGACTAAGAATAAAGAAACGGATACGTATAAAAAATTGATCGTGTCTATTTCTGATATGGAATCGAAAACAGATTTACTGAAACTAAATTCAGAAAAATTGCATCTGTCAAAAACCTGTATCGGGGTAATTTACGATTGGCTAAAAGAGCAACCCGAATTTTATAACCGTTCGGTAAATTTCAAATCAAAATACTGCGATAAAGGTAACCGGCTAGAAGCGGAATCTATCAAATTGGCTGCGGATTATTTTGGGTGGGGGGCTGTTGTTAAGAATAATACCAGAATGTATAATGATTATCTGACAGGCGAAGCGGACGTTGTTCTGCCTGAATCAATAGAGGACATTAAAAATTCGTGGTCACAAAAAACATTTCCTTTGTTCGATACCGAAATACCTATTGATGCTTACGGTTGGCAGGGGCAAGGATATATGGAATTGTACGATAAAAATAGGTTCGGTCTGGTTTACACGCTTATGGATGCTGACGAACGAACTGTTGAGCGAGAAGCATGGCAGCGTGTACGCGAATTAGGTTTAGACGAGCTGGAAGACGATTTGTATCAAGAGGTAAAAAAGTACATGACTTATTCGGATTTGCCTTTAGAATTAAGGATTAAGCGTTTCCAATTAGATCGTGACCGTGCAGTTATGGATCCGGTAAAATATAGAGTTGATGACATACGTAAATTTATAGAACAGCTTTAATCCGCAAGCCTAACCGGATCAGAATAGTTAGGCGTAAAAATTAAATTGAAATATCTTCTTACACTCAATTGGCCGGACTTGTTCCGGCTTTTGGGGTGCATGGAAAAACGTAAATATAGTAAGCGCGGATTGCCCACCAGAACAAGCCCAACACTACCAGAAATAAAGGCTCAGGCGCTTGAATTATTTTTCGGGTGCGGTAAGTCAACAAAAGAAATCGCACACATTACAGGTAAAAGCGAAAATCATGTAGCGCGTATCCTGGATTTAGGATTTAAGAAACGCTTATCCGAAACAACAGAAACAATAACCTTAAAATCAAAAGTGTAATGCCCTTCACCTGCTACTTACCAGATCCTATATTTATACCATCGGGCAAGGCTGTTAAAATGTCTGAGTTGCGATACGGTAATAAGTTCCAGTATTACGGATACCAGGGAATACATAGCGTTATCGGTCATGATCCTTTGAAAGTCAAAAGGCCAGATGGATGGTTGACTAAGCCGAGAGATATGGATAAGGTTGTTTATTTAGTGTAACTGACTTGTTACTTTATGATAAGATAGTAAGGTGTATATTGCGGGATAAATAAGAAAAAAAATGTGGAGTTATTACGGTAGCAAATCAATGCTTGTAGATTTATATCCGAAGCCTAAAAATAAAACTATAATTGAGCCATTTGCGGGGACTGCTAGATATGCCTTAAAATATTTTGATAATGATGTCACCATAATTGACAAGTATGATGTAATTATAAAAATTTGGCTATGGTTACAGAAATGTTCTAGAAATGATATATTATCATTACCAAAATTAAAAACTGGAGATGACCTGAGATCTTTCAATTTGAGTGAGGGAGAGTTTCTTTTTATGGCAATGAATGCAGGTATATCGAGTACTAGTCCACGAAATAAAGTGAGCAAATTTGCAGCAGAACAAAACGGTAGAGCCAATAAATATAAAATAGTTGCAGATAATCTTTTCAAAATAAAGCATTGGAATATATTACAAATGGATTATTTGGATTTACAAAACCGCGATGCTACTTGGTTTATAGATCCTCCTTATCAGTTTGGGGGGCATGCCTATAAGGAAAACAAAATTGATTTCGAATATCTCTCTAAATGGTGCAGATCAAGGCTTGGGCAAGTTATAGTTTGTGAAAATACAAAAGCTAAGTGGTTACCTTTTATCCCAATAAAAGCAATTAGAAGTATATCTTCAAAACCTACAATAGAAGCAATTTGGACTAATGAGCATACACACTTCAATAACATACAACAATCCCTATTCTTATGAATGCGTTTCAAGAATGGGCATCTGGTCTATTAGATTACGAGTATATTCAACAGGCAATCCACGAAAGAGAAGCTGTACTGACCAAAATATACAGCAAAGAAGAAATGGCTGAAAGGTGGCAGAAAATGGGATACACACCACCGAAACCGCAAACAGGGCAATTGGAGTTGTTTTGAGTAACAACATTGTGACATCAATGGATTACAATTACCCCTATCTTTATAAAAAACAAAACCTAATAACATGAATGAATTTTCAGAAAATTACATGATTATCAGAATGTCTGAGTTCTGCGACGACCTGCAGCATTGCGAGTTGGAACAAAAAATCCGTATCCTTAACCGGATGCGGGAATTTCTACACGAAGTAAGCCCGTTCAAAAACGAACCGATTGACTTCGTTAAGTGGGTAAAAAACGAAACGGTAGTGGCTAACGAGTGGAATCCTAATAAAGTTGCCAGCCCGGAAATGGAGCTATTAGAGGTGTCAATATTAAACGATGGGTATACGCAACCAATAGTGGCCTGGGAAACAGACGCGAATATTGAGGTAGTAGATGGGTTTCACCGTTCGCGCGTTGGCAAGGAATCTAAGGTAGTAAAACAGCGCGTTATGGGGTATTTGCCTGTAGTGAACATTCGTACCGAACAGTCGGGTAAGAATGACCGTATCGCGTCCACTATACGACACAATAGAGCAAGAGGTAAACATCAGGTCGATGCAATGAGCTCTATCGTTATAGAGCTTAAAAATCGTAACTGGACCAATCAAAGAATTTCCAAACAGTTAGGTATGGACGAAGAAGAAGTATTACGACTTTGCCAGGTGTCCGGTTTGGAACATTTGTTTTCAGATAACGATTTCAGCAAAGCGTGGGAAAGTTCGGAATACACCGGGGAATATGAAGTGTTATCTGACATTGTTGAGCAGGACGTTTTGGATTTATACAAAATTCCTAATGAATCAGATCAGACGCGTATCTTCCACACGTTCGATAAATGGGAATGCCATAAGGCCGGGTTTTACGAGAATAAAAAACAGGGTTGGTCAGACGAACAGTGCGAAGCTGAGTATGTACGTGTGTTGGGTGACCCTGAGTTGTTCGGGTCAGTCTTACAAAAGTTAACTAAAGAATGGAAACACTCATGCGAGCATTATTTAACTAATAAGTCAATGAACCGTATCGCTTGGTTAGGTCAGGCTGCCGTTTGCTACAAATCAGGTGTGCCCTCTAAATATTCGGGAGCATGGTTTAAGCTAAGTGAACAGGAACAGGCTGTAGCAAATGAAGTGGCATTAAAATACCTGAACATTTGGTTAAAAGAAAATGCGCTTGCTGAAATCGAATTAAACGAGGCGGCAATTATTGGTAGACAAGTAGAACTGTATTAATATGGCAACTAAGAAATATTTAAACGTTTCGGTATTAGAGGCCGCTAAAGAACGGGTTAGCAAAGTTTTCGACCAGTTCGATAAATATTATATCAGCTTTTCAGGTGGTAAAGATAGTACCGTAATGACACACCTGGTAATGGAAGAGGCAATGCGTAGGGGTGTTAAAGTTGCATTACTTATCATTGACCTGGAAGCACAGTATAAGCACACGATTGAGCATTTGCGGGAAATGATTGATCTATATAAAGATCATATCGAATTGCATTGGTTTTGCGGGGAATTGCTATTAAGGAATGCAGTTAGCGATTTTCAACCTAAATGGATATGCTGGGATGAATCGAATAAAGATATTTGGGTACGACAAAAACCAGAATTAGCTTCCGACTTATCGCAGTACGATTTTTACATTCCGAAAATGGAGTTTGAAGAGTTTATGGTTCTGTTTGGTAAATGGTACGCAAACGGATCGTTAACCGCTGGTTTTATAGGCATACGTGCAGATGAAAGTTTACATCGTTACCGGGCTATTGTGTCTGATAAAACGGGATTAATGCACCGCGGTTATAAGTGGACGACTAAAGTTGCATCCGGTCTGTTTAACGTGTACCCTATTTACGATTGGCGCACAGAGGACATTTGGGTATTCCATTCTAAAAACAAACACTTGTCACATAATAAGATTTACGATATGATGACTATGGCTGGGGTTAAATTAAGCAATCAGCGTTTATGTCAGCCTTTCGGAGACGACCAAAAGCGGGGCTTATGGCTATACCATATTTTAGAAAATGATACGTGGTCGAAGTTACTTAATCGAGTAAGCGGGGTAAATTCGGGAAGCCTATACATTCAGGAACGCGGAAATATTAATGGGTATAACGACATTACCAAACCTGAAAATCATACTTGGGAAAGTTATACCAATTACCTTTTGCGTTCCTTGCCTGTAAATATGCAGATCCACTATAAAAAGAACTTCATTAAGTTTATCGTTGGATGGAAGAAACGCGGTTATGGGGTAATACCAGATCAGGCACCGCATCAATTAGAAGTTAAATGCTGGGCGCCGTCATGGAAACGTATGGCTCGTTGCATATTGCGTAATGATTATTATTGCAAGGGCTTAGGGCAAACACAACCTAAATCAGAGGCGTACGAAAAGTATAAATCAATTAAGGAAAAGAGGCGATTATCTGATTTAATACCTGATTAAGTCGTACATTAGTACCTTAATAAAAAGCTGAACATCGACCAGCTAGTTTAAAAAATTATTCAGCCCTTCAATGGTTACGGAGTCGATGCCGTTTTCCGTTGGGGGCTTCGTTATTTTATTTATGGAATTATTGATACCTCATTCATGCCAAATCTGCGGATTACATGATGAAGCAAAATTCGTTTATGCTGGGCCGCATATTAAACAGGTCTGCAATGGTTGCGAAAATTATGTTAAGTTTTTCAGTAAATCATTAATGCCGGATATTGGCGAAATAAGATTAAAAATTTGGTCCATTACTCAGGATATAGCTTACATTGATGCGGCTAAAGAGGAATGCTCTTTTGTTCCTGGTCTACCTCGTATGGATGGTAAAATGATGTATTGGAGACTATATTTAAAACTTCGTGAAATGGAGGCTAAATATGGCAATTAAACCTCATGATTACCAGGAAGAAGCACTTACTCAAATACACAACTTATTCCAGACAAAAAATAAAATACTCTATCAGCTTTCAACAGCAGGGGGCAAGACGTTTGTGTTCTCTTTCCTTACTAAAAGATGGAATGAACGCACAGGTAAGCGCGTCCTTATTTTGTGTCACAGAAATGAACTTGTAACGCAAACAATAGAATCAATGAATATGATAGGAGTTACTTGCGAGAAAGTAACATCTAAAGTATCAAAATTAAATCATGATTCACAGTGCTATGTATCAATGATACAAACCGCGTATAACAGGTTAGTTAAAGATCCTTTTTTCTTTAAAAACGTGGATTTAGTGATTGCGGACGAATGCCACTTAATGCTATTCGACAAAGTTTTTGACTTCTTTAAATCTTCAAAGATACTAGGTGTTACCGCTACGCCTGTAGTGCTAAAGCGCATTAAATTTTGGAAGTGCAAGCATTGTAAAGAGGATTACAATGAAGAAATAGAATGTTGCGAAGAAATTACTCAGGAATGGTCCCGACCTTTTTCTATGTCCGAATTATATGAGGAAATAATAATAGGACCGCCTATAAAAGAATTAATAGAAAGAGGAAATTTAGTTCAGGAACTATCATTTATAAAAGACTACGCTGATACTGGAAAATTAGTAACTGGATCAGATGGCGAAATTACATCAAAATCAACAGACGAAGCGTATTCAAATGATGATGCAGTGTTTAATGTTGTGCTTAATTACGAAGCCTATTGTAAAGGCCGTAAAACTATGATATTTAACGGTTCATCAAAAGGAAACTTGATGGTTTATGAGAAGTTTAAAGAAGCTGGAATAAACGTCAGAATGTACGATTCAGTCAATAAAGAACAGTCAGGATCAAGAACTGAATTAGTCAAGTGGTTCAAAGAAGAAGATGATGCCGTACTGTTAAATGTTGGATGCTTTACAACGGGATTTGATGTTAAGGAGGTTGAAGCAATTATAATGAATTTTGCGACAAACAGCCTTGCCTTATACATTCAAATTGTTGGTAGGGGGGCAAGGTCAACCGACAAAATATATAAACCTCATTTCGTTTTTGTTGATGGTGGAGGAAACATTGATAGACACCAGGAATTTAGTGACCCTTCACGAGATTGGCATAAGATATTTAGAGAGGGTGTAGGATCTACAAAACCAAAGAAACAAGAGGCATTTGATGTACAGAATTGCCCGGAATGCGGATCTATGTATATGAAAACTGAATCTTGCTGCCCGGAATGCGGATTCGTTATTTTACCGGAGCCAAAAAAGCATCAGGAAAAATCACTTTCAGAAGATGTACTAATGCCAATTAGGAAAATACCACCGCCTAACGGTGAAAAAATATATCAATACACATTAAAAAAAGAGGAAAATATAAATTTTGCTTTTAAAATAATGATCAGCCAAATAGTTGATATGTTCAGGTACTACAGGGTGAGCAAAACAACTTACTTAAATACTCTTGCATCAGGAAAGTTACAGAAAAGAGTAAAGACAATGATTAATAAGTGCTATTTTGTACTCCTGTCTAAAAGCGATATTCAGACCGAAGGGCGCAGAACAATAGCGCATCTAACTAACAAAACCCTAACCAAATTAGAAGAATACTATGGAAATTAAGTTCAGTTTTTACGAAAACAAATCATCCCTTGCAAACAGTGAAATTTCCTTAGATAACTACATAGGTTTTGTTCAGCATGGAGCGAATCAAGATTTAGTTTTAAAAGCTAGGTCATTGAAAAGTTCTGGTGATGTTGATGGTTATAAAAAACTAAAAGGTCAGTCAAAACTAATAACCGCAAGCTGTACGTTTATTTCTGGTCTTTCAAAGGAAGCCAAGAACATCAGCTCTATGAATGGTGTTATGGTACTGGATCTAGATGACGAGCAAGTAGATTCTGAAAAGTACTATTCTATAAGGAACGATAAGCATACGCTTTTAATACACAGGTCATTTTCAGGTGATAACTTTTGCGTTTTTGTTAAAATCGATCCTAACAAATTTGAAGATAGCTTCTTTGGTTTAGCTGAGTACTACTTTAATAATTTTGATATTACAATTGACCAAAGCTGCAAGAATAAGAATAGGCTTCGCTACTTGTCTTTCGATCCTGATATATTTTACAACCCAAAATCAGCCAAGTTTATACCTAAAGATATTAAGCGATTCAAGGAACCTAAAAATGTAGATTATATATTTCATGAAGACGATTTCGATAATTTATTAGGCCAGATACGTGACCGTTCTTTGGATTTGTGCCAGGAGGATTATTTTAGATATATACGTATTGGAATTGCCATTGCTTCAAAGTTTGGGGATTCAGGATTAGAAAAGTTTAAGTTTGTTTGTCAGTTTGGTGGGAAATACAATGAAATGTCAGCTGAGCGTGATTATAGAGGGTTCGTGAAGAATGGATCAGGTATTTGCACTATTGCTACGTTCTATTACTACTGTAAAGAGGCAGGACTTGAAGTATACAGCGAAAAGACAAAGACTATAATAAATCGTGTTAAGGTCGGAAAAAGCCAGGGTAAACCAACTGTTTCAAGTATTGTTTCTAACTTAAAAGTAGCTAATGGAATAACCGCTAATGATTCAGATAAGGAGCTGATTAAATCGCTTATTGAATCAAACACAGACTTTTCAAAAGAAGCCAACAAGGACATATCTGATATCGAGCAGTTGCAAAATTTTATACTTGACACATATACACCATCAATAGATGTCATAACTAACATCAGCTATATCAACAAAGATACTCACCTTACCGACACAGAGGTTAACGATATATATCTAAACTGTAAAAAGAACTTTGAATTTAATGTAAATATAGGTGATGTCAGATCAGTACTAAATTCAAATTCAATAAAGAAAGTTAATGCGCTCCAAGAATTTCTTGATGCAAACAAATCAGATCCAAAAGGTTTTATAGAACAATATTCTAACTGCATACACCCGCAAAAAGATTATAATACATGGGCCTTTAAGAAATGGATAGTTGGCGCGCTTCATAACTGGACCGCTGGTAAATACGAAAAACTTGTTTGTCCGCTTACATTGGTACTAACCGGTCAGCAACACGGCACAGGTAAAACATCTTTTCTGCGTAACGTACTACCGTCAGAGCTTAATAAATACATTGTTGAGGCAAAGATCAACGGACACGACAAAGATTCAATGTACACGCTTTGTAACGCTTTATTGGTACTTGATGATGAGTTTGGCGGCAAAGCATTTAAGGACGTTAAGGAATATAAAGCTATTTCGGACATGAACATAGTTACTCAAAGAAGGCCTTACGAGAGGGAATCAAAGACTTTTAAAAGGAGGGCAATACTTTGCGGTACAACCAACGAAATAGACGTTCTAAAGGACGTTACCGGAAACAGGCGTATTCTGCCATGTAACGTTGAATCTATTGATTATGACACTATGTTAGCCATTGATAAGACATCGTTGATTATAGAGGCTTATAACCTTTTAAAATCTGGTTTTGAATGGATCATAAGGACGGAAGCGGATATTCAATACATTAAAGATAATAGCGAAGAAAACGAGCTTGTTCTGCCAGTTGAGGAGATATTTTTTAATCACTTTTCACTATCTCAAACCGAACGATTCAGTCGCGCGGTGGTTCTCAACCAGGGAGAAATTCTTGAATATCTTAACAATTATTCGATAATTAAACCAACAAAATATGATTTGAAAGAGGTGCTTACTAAAAACAAATTAACATACAAACAACACCGAATTTCAGTCGGGCAGTTAAAAAAGGGAATTTTGCTTTATGTAAATTTCAATGAAAACAGTCAAAATCTTCAGTATGTTCCCTAAAATAGACAAATGTTCCCTAATGTTCCCTCGATGTTCCCTCCTTAGAATAATTCTAAATATATAGTTAAACAATTAATAATCAATAATTTATAAATAGTAAAATATATAATGTTCCCTTGTTCCCTAAATTTTTAATAAACTATACATAAGAGAGTAAAATATATTTTTATAAAAAAATAAAATATAAATTCTATAAAACTCTTTTGTTGATTTTAACCAAAACAGGGAACATTGTTAGTAGTCAGTGAGTTAACTTAAATTTAGGCTATTTTTATAAAAAAACAGGGAACATTTTAAAAACACGTAAAAATGATAATAACAGAAGACTTTATTCAACAACAAATAGTGATATGGTATAACAATAATTATTGCCTGAATCACCATAATCCGCAGCACATTATTTTTGCAGTTCCTAATGGAGGTAAGCGTGACGCAAGAGAAGCAAAGAAACTTTCAAATACGGGGCTTTTAAAGGGAGCTAGCGATCTTATTATAGTAAACGAGGTGAGTAACATATATGTAGAGGTTAAGACAGAAATAGGAGTTCAATCAACAGATCAAAAAGTTTTCCAGGATAAAGTTGAAAAGTTGGGGTATATTTACATTATGCCTCGTTCTTTGGATCAATTTAAATATATGCTAGTTAATAGGTGTGGGTACGAGGAAAAGAAATAAAAAATTATACTTAACTTTGATTAACAAAGTACTTTACTATTCTTTACCATGAAAGAAAATCATCAACGTTTCGCAGATAAATATTTCGAGACTTTAAACGCCAAAGAATCAGCTATTTACGCAGGGTTTAGTGAAGATACTGCAAAGCAACAGGGGTGGCAATTACTACAACGTGACGACATTCAGGAGTATTTAACTGTTTTGCGCGCTGAAATGGCCGCGAAATCAGGGATCACTAAGTCGTGGGTAATGGAACGGTTTAAGGATATTTCAGATCGTTGCATGACTGCTGAGCCTGTTTTAAATGGTAACGGGATTCCTACAGGTGAATATCGTTTTGACAGCTCAGGGGCAAATAAAGCAACTGAGAGTTTAGGTAAGATAATTGGAGTTTTTGAGAAAGATAACAGCCAATCTGCACCGGTGGTAAACAACATTATTAACCTAGGAGAAGGAGAAGATCCGAATGCCGTTACTGCCTAAGCAAAAGAATGCAGTTTTCTATTTGAACGACCGGGTAACATCTGAGTTGATCTATGGAGGTGCTGCTGGAGGTGGTAAAACTGCTTTAGGTTGTTTGCGTGAAATAGAGCAGGCACAGAAATATCCGGGTTCGCGGGGGCTATTAGGTAGGTCAAAGCTCAAAACACTAAAGGAGACAACCCTAAATACTTTCTTTGAACAGGCTGATATCCATAAAGTATCAAATCAATTCAAGTTCAATGCGCAGGAAAATATAATCCACTGGAAAAACGGTAGCGATACGCTACTGAAAGATTTATTTCTTTACCCATCGGATAAGGAGTTTGATAGTTTAGGTTCGTTAGAAATTACCAGGGCGTTTGTAGACGAATGCAATCAGATTGTTCATAAGGCATGGGACGTTGTAGGGTCGCGTATCAGGTATAAGCTAAACGAGTTTGATTTAATGCCTAAACAGCTAGGCAGTTGCAACCCATCGAAAGGCTGGGTATACACCAAAGTTTATAAACCTAGTCGTGACGGTGTTTTGCGCAATGACATTAAGTTTATACAGGCATTACCAAAAGACAACCCATATTTACCAGCATCCTACGTTCAGCGGTTACTTAGGATGGAGAAAAATAGCCGGGAACGTCTTTACTATGGGAACTGGGAATATGATGACGATCCCGCTGCGTTAATGAGCATTGATGCAATAAACAATCTTTGGACAAATACATTTGTTAGATCCGGCAAGAAGTATATTACTGCCGATATTGCGCGTTTTGGTAAAGATAAATCCGTTATCATAGTTTGGGATGGATTACGCGCAGTTAAAATAGTTGTTCTATCTAAAAAAGCTACAACATGGGTAGCACAAGAAATTGCTGATTTACGTAACGAATATATGATCCCATTGGATCATGTTATAGTAGATGAAGATGGTGTGGGTGGCGGCGTTATGGATATTTTAGGGTGCAAAGGTTTTGTTAACAACTCAACAGCTCGTTATTCTGAAAACTTTGAAAACATAAAGGCTCAATGCTACTACAAGCTATCAGAAATCGTTAACGCTTCGCAAATGTACTTAGGGTGTATTACCGACAGTGATATGATAGCCGAAACTATTGAAGAACTTGAACAGGTTAAGCAGAAAGACATGGATAAGGACGGTAAAAAGAAGATTATACCAAAAGATGCCGTTAAGGAATTGTTAGGTAGATCACCGGATTATTCAGACGCGATAATGATGCGGATGTATTTTGAACTTAGCGATGGAGAAGAAGATTTCCAATTTGGGGCTGGGTAAGGTAAAGCCCTTGTGACAGTCGGCTGATTTGATGAAAGCTGGATTAGTGCGATGAAGCAAGGCAGGCCAGATTTACGCAAGTAGTCTGGCTTTTTGCTTTTATGCAACATTGTAGTTACATTTGGGCATGGGATTAACTCACTACTTAAAAAATGTAGCTTCCGTTGTAATGGCTCCGGTGGTTAAAGCGTTAAACAATACCTTCCCGAACTACGCTACGGGTGTATCAATGCTGATGGGTAATACATTCCGCTTGATGGGGTTAAGCAACAAATCGGCATACTCAAATAAGATATTCTATGCTGGGGCAAATATATTCGTTCGCAAGATCACAGAGGCACCGGTTATGTTTAGCCAGGCGAAAAACAAACCTGCAGCTCGAAAGTTCAATAAGTTCTATTCCAAAGCCATATCCAACGAGAATAGAGCGTTCATAAAATCACAGACGCTTACTGAATTAGAAGACCACCCGTTAAACGAACTATTTGATATTTTGGGCATGGAGGGGATGGCAGACTTTTGGTATAACTACCAGTTCGGGGATGGGTTCCTTTATTTCGAGGGGTTAGACGCTGAATTATCCCGTAATGTCTTGCCTGTTACCGTTCACTCACTAGATCGTGACCGTATTACCATTGTTAAAGATGATGTGTCGAAGTTCAGCCCGGTCGCTTACTACCTATACACTTGCGATAATGGGCAGCAGATCACGATAGAGAAAGATAGGATACTACACCTTAAACACTGGAATCCCAATATAGCCGATTTAAAGGGACTAGGTGTTGACGAAATAGCAATAGGAGATATATCACTCAATCAAGCAAATATAACCGCTCAGGGGGCCGCATTTGAGAACGGTGGGCGTGGAACCTTGTTTGGGTCTAAGGTTGACGTTACGTCTGAGGGTAAACGGGTCGGTAAGATGACCGTTACTGAAATGGCAGACCTTCAAAAGACTATTCAGAACGATATGTCCGGTGCGCGTAACAATAGGCGAATGAAATTCACTAACGCTGAGGTTACTGTGACCCCTTATGGCGATACGCTTGCCGAAATGGAGTTAGTCAAGTCTGAGGAAAACAACTGGAAAAATATATTCGCTATTATGGGCATCCCCTGGGCATTAACACCGGTAGCGTCTCAAAGCAGTGAAAACAGTATTATTACAGGGTATAAATCATTAGTCACGAACCTGATTATATCCGAACTACGCAAGTTTGACCAGAAACTAAACGCTATAATTAAACAGTGGTGGCCGGATATTATCGCCTGCCATGACTTAACCGAGTTTACCGAGCTTGCTCCTGATTTGGCCCTTATGGCTTCAGTATTTGGTAAACCTGATTTAAGTGTCGATGAAAAACGAGCTATTTACAGTTATGATGCAGTAGGTGGCGATATTGGTAAGGCTATTTTAGTAGCATCTGGCCTTATGCTTATCGAGGACGTTGTGAGCGGTGAAATTGAGGCGGATCCAAACGCTGAAGGGCTATGATATTAGAACTTGACGCTACCGATTTGATCGCAGCATACGAAGCGGGGCTGACTGAAGGTTTTATGTTAGGTATCGAAATTGTTACGCCGTATGTTAGTGAAGATTTGTAAATTGCGTGTATGAGACATGAAATAAGCGAACTTGTAGGTAAGGTATTTACGGAAGTTAATAAAATTGAAGATGAAATAATTTTTGTTTGCGAAAATGGGGACAGGTATAAATTATACCACGATCAAGATTGTTGCGAGTCCGTAACTATTGATGATATTGTTGGCGATTTGTTAGATTTAGTTGGTGCACCAATATTAAAGGCAGAAGAAATAAATTCTGATGATTTTACTGAAAAGTATTTAGCTAGTTTTACTTTAAAAAATGAATATGGGTCAGAGGTTAATTCTGATGGCGATTACAAACCAGAATCTGTTACATTCACGTTTTTCAAATTAGCTACCATTAAGGGCTACGTTGACATAAAATTTCATGGAGAATCAAATGGGTATTATTCAGAGTCTGCAGATTTTGCATACATGAAATTTGGGTCATCCAAATGGGTTACTTATATTCATGATGCTGATTTCGATTCCTAATGCTTAAAGAATTCCGAGAAGAGCGAATAATCTGGAACCGTTTTCATAAGACAGCGGAAAAACAGCTATTGCCGTTATTTCGTAAAGCTATAATGCAGTCTATACAGCCGGTTATAACATACTCTGAACTGGAAGGGACGGATAATATCCCGGTAGAGCAGTTAATCAACCGTAACGTATGGCAGCCGGTATACCAACGCGCTTATGAGATTACGGGCATGAAAATGGCTAAATCGGAATATTACAGGCAGCGTAAAAACGAACCAACGGCAACCAAGGCAAGCGCAATAGATTTTCTGGTAGATGTTTGGTCCGGTAAACTGAAAGATTACGCATTACAGTACGTTTACCAAATACAACGCGAGCTAAACGATACTACGGTCGAAATGATACGCAGGGCTTTAGGTGATGTTGCCGATTTGGATATGGATAGAGAAGGACGGGTTAGGTTATTTCTTAAAGGCTTAGGGCAACGTGCTAAAATGAGGGCGGGGACTATAAGCAGGACCGAGGTAACGACAATCGCTAATCTAGGAAAATCTATTGCCGCTCAGTCATGGGTTGATGAACAGGGTGGCGGGGGTTATCATGTTTGGTTAGGGAGAAACGACGCAAAAGAACGTGAATCACATAAAGAAGTTAACGATACAATATTGCCTTTGTCGGAAACTTACATAGTTGGTGGAGAGCAAGCGATTAGACCAGGGGACGTTCATTTGTCTGCTAAAAATCGAATTGGTTGCAGGTGTACGCAGTCGATCATGACGGCAAATCGTTATAACCGCTATGTAAAATTAGGCCGGATTGTTAACGGTAAATTGGTGGGGGCTAGTTAGAAACTTAAAAACAAAATATATGTCATTGAGAAAAAATAAAATATTCAAATATGAAATTGAAATTAAAGATGGGCAGTATATAGATATGCCAGCAGGAGCTCAAGTATTATCTGCAAAAGAACAAAATGGTAAATTATGCATATGGTGCTTAGTTGACACAAGATGTTCCAATAAGCCTAAACAAATAATGATAGTTGGCACAGGTCATGATATACATTTCGACATAGGGGAATATTCTTTAAATTTCGTTGATACAGTATTAATGAGCAATAGCCTAGTGTTCCATGTATTCGCTTAACTCCAATTCCCGTCAGATCGCAAATCCGGTTCAATTAATTTTGGCCGGATTTTCTTTTTTATTTGCATTTCAAATCTTTTGCATATATTCGTATCATTATTGTTACAATTATGGGCAAGCTGGATAAAGATATCGAACAAGAACTAAAGGCCATACGTGAACGCGTAGAAGATCCTAAAGTTAAGGACGCTATTAGCAAAAAGCTGAAGTACATAAATAAACCAGTTAACAAGTGATAAAAAGCATTTATTTTCCTAAGCGCGAGTTTTCAACTAAAGAGGAAATGTTCACCGAGTTCAGGGGTAACATTAAAGGCATTATCGACCTTAAAAAGGCCGACATACAGAAATCATGCGATAAAGGTGTCGCTGTAACCTGTAAATCCCTTGATTTGCTTAAACTCTCCGATCAGGTAAAGGCTTTGAAAATAGATGATGCTTATTACTATATCGCTGTGAACACTACCCGGATATTGGATAGCCACAACGATTTACATATTGATGGGATCTGGAATAAGTCAATCAAAGAGCAGCAAGGGAATAACTATTTAGTTGCCGACCACGAATTGTGTATTGACGATGTTATTGTCAGAAAGGAATACATTGAAATGATGGTTGTTAAAATGCCATTCGCTTTACTAGGGCAACCATACCAGGGAGATACTCAGGCATTGATCTATAAGTTCCCTAAAGATAAGGTAGTCCATGCTAAGGCTAAGGAATGGTTAGAATCAGGCGATCAGATCGAAGCAAGCGTTAGGATGCAATACGTGACTATCGAACTTGCTATGGATAGCAACCACCCGTCAGACGAAACGGAGAAACAGCGTTATGATGAATACCTGCCAATGATTGCCAATAAAGCAGACTTTGAATATATTCCTTATTTCTTTGTAGTTAAAGAAGCAAAGAACGTTCGGGAATCAAGCCTTGTCGTATTAGGGAGCAATTCCGTTACAGGCAACATAAACAATACTGAGCCGGAGAAATCCACTCAAATAGACCCGCCATCGAGCAGTCAAAAAAGTAAATCATTTTATTCACACTTTTTAAATTAGTCGAAATGACGGAAGAAGAAAAAACAGCATTAGCCGAAAAAGAAGCGGCAATGAAAGTTGTAAAAGAGACAGCGGAAGACGTTGCTCAAAAGTATGTGGCCCATAACCTTGCAGCCTTGCTAAAGGCCGAAGTTGGTTCTGATGAAGCTAACAAGTTGATTGCTGAAATTGCCGAAAAAGCATTCAAATCAATGAAGCTGAAAGACACCGCAGACAACCAGGAGAAAGCACTTGAAACGATCCTTGCAGAAATGCAAAAACAACACGACAATGTTGCTAAAGTTGTTTCTGGTCTGAAAGCTGGCGATAAAGGAACAGTTAAGGCTTTTGAAGCTGAGCTGAAAGAATATGTTGAAGCTAACAAAGCGCAACTGAAGGATTTGCAAGATAATTCTAAAGGATCTGTAAACTTCACTATGAAAGCAGCCGGAACGATGCAGATCAGCACGAACTACACCGGTACGATCGGCCTTACTTCATGGGACCCTGAATTTGCGCGAATCGTTCGTCGTCAACCATTCATGCGCGAATTGGTGCGTATCATCACTACTGATAATATGTACATCGCATGGGCTGAGCAGAAAAATGCTGACCCTGGTGTGGCCGGTACTGTTGATGAGGGCGCTACTAAACCGCAAACTGATTTCGACATCGTAGAAGCAACTGCAAAAGTTGAGAAAATTGCGGTTTGGATTAAGGTATCTAAAGAAGCATTAGCAGACATCAAGTTCCTGCAAGGCGAGATTAACACCGAACTGCGCGAACTGGTTGCGTTGAAGTTGGATGAACAAATCCTGTCTGGTGATGGTACAAGCCCTAACCTTAAAGGTATTTTAACTGTTGCGCCTACGTTCGCAGCCGTTTCCACAATGGCATTGTTAGTGCCTACACCGAATCGTTTCGACGTAATGGTAGCTGCTGTTGCTCAATTAGCTGCAGCGAACTTCATGGGGGATACCATTGTCGTTAACCCTGCTGATTACTACGCAATGCAGTTAATCAAAGATGCAGAAGGACGCTACCTGTTGCCGCCATTCAGTTCAGTTGACGGTATGACTATCGCAGGTCTGCGTATTGTTGCTAACAATGGTGTTGCTGTAGGTTCATTCCTTGCGGGTGACTTCAAAAAAGCAACTTTAGCTATCCGCGAGGACGTTAACATACAGATCGGTTACGTTAATGATGACTTCATCAAAAACTTAGTGACTATCTTAGCTGAAATGAGGGCCGTTCTGTTTGTTAAATCAAACTGGTTGCCAGCGTTCGTGAAAGGTACGTTTGCCGCTGCTATTACCGCTTTAACTAAGCCATAGTAGCTAAATAAGTATAGAACCCTGTAATAGAAATGTTACAGGGTTTTTTCGTATCATTGCATATCTTTATAACTATGAAAAAAGAGACTTTAAAAGTAAAGGCAAATGTTAGGTTTATATTTGCTCCAACAGGCCGGATTTACGATCCGGGAAATGTATTTGAATGTAGCCAGGCAGACGCGGATTATTTGACAGAACACAAATTAGCTGATATCGCACCGGATGACGCGGAGATTGTCGAAACTGAGCAGGATAAAGCGGAACGAATCGCTGCAGGGAATTCAACTGAAGCGGAGAAACAAGCGGCTTTGGCAATTATAAATCAGATGGATGAAACGATAGCGCCGGAAGAGGAAGCGGAAGCCGAGCCAGTGAAAGAAGTTAAAACGCGTAAAGCTCGCGAAAAGAAATAGGTATAGTTTGTTTTGTTTTAGGTTTAGCCCGGCAGTTGTGAAATAGCCGGGCTTTTTTTATTTAATGTATTTGGCTAACGCTATAATGTTCAGTGACAATATTACAATCAACAATTTCATAATATCAAATCCACTCAATATCATTGATGAAACCCAAAGAATACGACTTAAAGTTTGTAATCCTATTACTATTTTTCCGCTGCTACTCATAATCATCTAATTTTATCCTATGTACCCCAGGCACATGGTTATGGTGTATAATTTTGTTTTTTCCTGTTTTATCAGCCGACATTTTACGGCCTTTGCTTTCGTGACCAACGTGAACAGATCCGCAGTCTTTGCAGTGGTATGCAACAACACGTTTACCGCCTAATCCATTCAAGTGCTTTGCTGTTTCGTTTGCTTTCTCTTTTGATGGGTAGGCGGTTTTGCCGTTACATCGGTTTTGAGGGCGGAACATTTAAGCGTCTCGTTTTATGAAAGCATCAAAATAGAATGCTGACATTACACAAAATATAGCTAGCATAAAAGAAGAAAAGCAGATGTACCCTGACAGCGAACAATCATAGAACTTTAGCATTTTGTAAAACTCTATAGTTACTCCAATAAATAAGCCTAAACAGGCAACCCCTAATACGTATTTAAGATTTCTTCTAACTCTGATCATAATGTTTTTTCGTTTACACTAAAGGTAACAAATTACTCATTTGGTTTTATGTAACAAGTTCGATACCTTTATATCCATGAGCTACCAAATAATTGACGATACCGATTTCACCGAAACGGTTACGCTTGCGGAGGTTAAGAACTTTTCCCGTATTGATGCTGATTATACGGCATTTGATGACGAACTAACTTTGCTTATCTCAGCGGCACGTCAAAGGATAGAAGCGTACTTGAATATCGGTTTAGTCCAGCGTTCAATAACCGTTCAGTGGCCGGGGTATCCGTTAGAGTTGCCTTTATCCCCAACGGGAGATATAACAGAGGTTAAGGGTAAGGATGGAGATATAGCCGAATCAGCTTATACCCTTTCCAATTACCAGGCAAAGCGTATCGCTATCAACAGCGTTTCGGGCAGTGGGATAGAATGGTTTTACCATGACGGATATGTAGAACCATGGACATGGAACGCAGCGGCTTGCAACGAAATGTATTCTGTAACGTATCTTACAGGATATGACGATCTGCCTAAAGCATTAAAAAACGCATGGCTATCAGAAGTAGACTACTTGTTCAAAATGCGAGGTATGCCGGATTTAGACCAGATCAGTCAAACTTCTGCCGTACTTGTTTCATCATATTCCCGAAATCCGATCCTATGAAATTCAATTCAGGCGAACTAAACCAGAAAATAACAATCGTTCGGTTTGAGGACGTAGACGACGGTGCCGGGGGATCTTATCCTAATTCAGTGCCGTATTGGTCTACATTTGCTAAAGTAACGCCAGTAAGATCTGGGCGTACATTAGAAGCGAACCAAGAACGCCTAATCCCGGCAATGAAGTTTGAAGTTCGGGATAGGCGTGATAAGGTTGTTGTAGAAAATATGAAAATTGAGTATCGTGGTGCATACTATCAGGTTATTTCAGCGATACCGGATTACACGTACTGGGAAAGTTTGGTTATTATCGCGACTGCGAGTAACCCGCCTAACAGATAGTTAGTTCTTCATCTGTTAGCGTAAAATGTAGGTTTTGAAGTTGATGTACGTAAGATAAATCACGTAATTTACAGTAAGCAACTTCTTCGTAGTCGGTATCTAAAACCCAAAATTCAAATTTAGGTTTTGATAAGTATATTCTATAAATTCCAAAATCAAAAGCCTTGTAGCTAGCATTATTGTGATTAGATGGAGTAAAACCAAACTTCAACAGCCATTCTTCTGTTAGGGGGATTGGTCTAGCACTTTCTAGTCGGCAATTGAACGTACCGTACCATACTTTTTTATCTGTGAATTTAACTACAGGCCAAACGCCTTTTGGCGCCCATTCATCGGTCACTAAATTCCCAATCCTTAATTCACTAGCTTTCATAATCATCTAATTTTATCCTATGTACTCCAGGCACATGGTTATGGTGTATAATTTTGTTTTTCCCTGTTTTATCAGCCGACATTTTACGGCCTTTGCTTTCATGACCAACGTGAACAGATCCGCAGTCTTTGCAATGGTATGCAACAACACGTTTGCCGCCTCCACGCCGCAAATATTTTTTATTCAACTTCTATTAAAGGTATCACTGCTAATTGGTTTTTAATAACTAAAGTACCGATACTAGTCAAAAACCATCCTTTTATTAAAGGCCGCAATGTGCCACTCCAACAATAAGAATAATTTTTATATTCTTCTTTAATGTTCTTATCTGTGTAGGCATACGTTCGTGTTCGTTCACTATAGTAACCGCCTGTATAAGTTTTCCTTATGCAATTGCAGTAAGTATCAACAATATCGTCCCATGTTAATGTTTCTTTAGAAAGAACTCTTTTCGTAATAACATCAAGTAATCCCTTTTGACCTTTGGTCAGTTTTACCATTTGACCGTATGTCTGTATCTGCAATGATGGTACTGTTTTTTGTAAATTATTTTTTGTTATCATAATGCATTGATTTCATAGTTTTTAAAACCTTTTTAGATTGTAGCCTATAAGGCTTGTAATTACCGTCTAGTCCAGCTAATAAGTCATAAAAAAGAAAGCTTATATATGCTCTGAATAAAATTGCGTAAACTCTAAATAATAGAAACATATTCTTTTATATATTTAGTTAAATTATCAAGCATGCCGTAAGACACGCCGTATTCTTCTGCTCTATCATATTTTTCAGCATCCTGTAGAAGCTGATACATAGTCTGAAATTCCTTTTTCCTATCTAAAGTTTCAATTTCTTCAGGTTGTTCGTATCCGGGGCTGCCATTGTTTTTTTTAAAAAATATTCCCATGTTATTTATTGTTATTAAATTTCCAGTTCGCTATATCTGCATGATGAACAAATCTTAATCTTTCTTCGAGATTATCTAATGATGCATCTTTAAATCTTTGTTCCCTTTCTTTAGAAAGCAGGTAATTACCAAAAGACACTATGTCTTTTAATGTGAAATAAGTTCTTTTTTTCATGAAACAAATATATGTAAAAATATATTTATTACCAAATTCATTCTTAAAAATATATATTGAAAATAGGTAACATTATCGCTATCTTTATCAAATGCCCCGCGTCCTATCAAATTTCGGTCAATTAACATCTGCGTTAAACAGTATGTCTACCAAGTTCCAGACTGAGGTAAAAGAGATCATAGAAACTAATTTAGGTGATATTGAGTTAGAAGCGATACGAGACGCTCCGGGACCAGGTGCAGCGATTAGAACTACATTCGGAACTGAAACACAGGAGCAAATAGCACGCGGCCTAGGATGGACACCTATAAGTCAAGCAATAGGATACAGCATCGATCCAAGTGGTTATAAGGGGAGGGTATTTGTCGAACGGTCTGCAGGAGAGATTTCAGCGTGGGTTGAGTTTTCTACAGGGCAAGATGCAGCAAGGTATTTAGCGACAGTCCCACCTGAATGGCGCGCTTTGGCGGCTCAGTATATCCGTAATGGTAAAGGCACGATAATTGGTCAGCCTTATTTGCTCCCTGCTTTTTTGAAATATCAAATACAGTGCGTTAAGGATTTGAAAGCAGCACTAAAAAATCTTAAACTTTAAGTGTATACTAAATGTGTTTTGTTGGCTTTGCAATCTTTGTTTGGCGCAGAAAGATTCATTTTTAAAGTTTGCTTGGGTATTCTATAAGCCAAACTCTTTAATTAGATGCTCTATTAATTTTACGGCGTCATCTTTACCGATACGAACAGACGCAATAGATCCGTTTTCTTTTACAGTAACTTCTAACGTTTCATGGTTTTTGCTAAGTGATTTACCTACATGGGTAAATATTGCAGTATCTTTTTTGTCTACTTGACAATTAATAATTAAATCTTTCATAAAGTTTAACCAGTTTGATAGCCCGGCACCACCACAAGCCCGAACCGGTTAAGGTGTCGAGCTGGCAGATTCCCGACTTAGCGGGAACGGGAATGTTATCTTTCAATGGGTGAGTTTTCAATCGCCGAAATCAATTCTCTAACCTTATCACAGGCATCATTTAGTTTACGTGCCGCATTGCCGTTTATATTCATATAGAATAGGTCTTGAAGTTTACATAAAGCTAAATCTGCTTTTTTCTCTGCTTTAATTTTGTCTGCTTTTTTCATTTTCCGCTAAGATTTAATTGCCGAACACCGGCACAACAATATTACGAACTATTCCCTATATTTGAATGTAACAACTTAGCTACAATGAAAAACACAAACCTGGCAATACGCACAGCGGTCGCAACGGCTTTAAATGCAGGAGGCGGCATAATCCATTCGGGAACGCAAAAGATAGCTTCATTTGAAGAGTATTTGCAGGAAACAGATACGCGTAAAAAGGCTATACTAACAGTTGGTAACCTTAGCTTAGAGGCTTACATTATATTGCTTAATCAAACACAAGACGAGGGTATCGGAAGTAAATGTGGTCGTAATGATGAATGTTCAATTCAATTACAGGTAACTACGGTATACCCATCTGGCAAGGGAGGTAGTAAAATAGCCGAGGAAATAAGCGATTTGGCATTAGCTAGGTTAGCGAGTGTAGTATTACCTGATCCATTCGGCCTATGGAAATACGACATTGTAGGTATACGCAACCTAAATTATGACGCACAAACTACAAGAACATGGATAGTACAAATTACGCTAAACTTCTCAGTGACGCAATAGAGCGTTTCCCTATGCCTAAACGCGCCTGTGTATGGGTACGGGCTAGGGTGGAATGGGAAAGGGAGAGATGGGTTAAAAAAGCCCTGAACGGTGAGGGACAGGGCTGATTACACTTACTAATTACATTTAAATGACAATTTTAATTATTATTTTATTAGTTTATCGCACTCTTGACAAAGCTCTCTTTCATTTATTTTTTGATAGTGAAATTTGTTTTTGCAATTACAACAAGGGGTTTCTTGTACGCTTAAAGGATCTATACAAACAAAGAATCCTTCTGATATTTCGGCATGCGTCTGATTTATTATTGCATGACAGTGTGGGTGAGTATTTGACTTCAACCAGTTTATTAAAGGTAAAACGACTAACTCAAAGCTTTCTTTTTGTTTTTCTGTTAATATCATATCCGATAAAATTTAAATATCGAAATTCTACATTGCTTTCGACAATCCAAACCTACAAAAATAACTATTGCACTTTTGTATCATTATAGTTACATTTGAAATAAAAACGATCAACATGGCAAATCCATTTATCAATGCAAGGGAGTCGCTCCTTTTTTTAAACGTCACTGATGACATCGACACACCTGGAACGGAAATCTCGATTGAGAACTTCGTTGCTGTAGCGTGTTTAACTAGCGTTGACTTTAACGGCTCAACTTCTGGTATTTCAGCTACATCGAAATGTTCAGAATCTGGATTTGCCGAAAGTGTAGCGGGTGAAAAATCGTGGACTATGTCTGCGGAAGGTTTAGCCCAAAAACTTGAAGTTGGCGATTTACGTATCGATCACAACGCTTTATATAAACAATGGCGTTCAGGTGCTGCGGCGTGGTGGATGATTGCTGACCGTACGAATACAGCTACAAGCGTAACTATACGTTATGGTGTAGGCCGTATCGATACAGAGGGTGATTCATTCCCGGATAACGCAGCGCAGACGTTCAGTACTTCTATTACTGGTATCGGTGCCTCATTCGATCAAGACGATTTAGCGCCAGTAGCTTAGTATGCAGGGTAACGGGAAAATATCATTTGAAATAGAGGGGGTTAAGCACTCCCTTTATTTCGGTATGACTGCTACTGAAATAATAGCTAACAGTTCCGTAACTGCTATCAGTAAAGGTGAGGTCACAGATATAAAAGCTTTTGCTTACATTTTGTTTGGTGGCATGTGTAATTTTGCTGACTGCATTGATGAAGTTAGGCCAAAATTTCAAGATGCTTATTTTTTAGCAGAACAAATAGCCAACGAAAACGAGATAACTGCTGATATTTATAAAGCATGGAACGAAAGTAAGCCAAAGGAAGAGCTGCTAAAAAGGCTTAACGCAGTTAAAAAAAAAGCAGAGCAAAAGAAAGCTTAATTGATTGGTCGGGTATTAGGGCTTTCGCTTATTCTGAATTAGGGCTTAAGCCATGGGAATATTGTAAAATGACTCATGCAGACTATGTTATGCTTTGCATAGGTCATAGGGATAGACTGAGACGACTAGAACGTTCAGAAAGGCAATTGAATTGGATGATTTATTCAAGCTTCGGAGACCCAAAGAAAATGCCTAAATCAGCGCAAGCATGGTGGCCAATAGAAGGAGAGCCAAAACCTAAAGTCTATAAAATGACTAAAGCCAGGTTAAACAGTATTAAAAATTTCCACGATTTTATTAAGTCGGAAGGATGGAGGAAAAAATAAATGGCTGATGCTCAATTATCCGTAGAAATAACCGCTCAGATAGACGGCTTTAAGAAAAGCCTTAAAGAAGCAGAAGCCGCGTCTGAAAAACTCAACGCAGGGACTAAAAAGAATTTTAGCGAGGTAAATAAAAATGTATCTACGTTAAATAAATTAAGCACTAGCGGAGTATCAAAAAGCTTCCTTGATAGTGGAAATGCATTAAAATATACTAGTTCCACTGCCGCACCTGCAGCTAAGAATGTTGAGAAAATAGCTCAGTCATTCAATAAGGTTTCCGAGGGAACAGGTAGAACTATCGGGTTGGTAGAGACCCTTAAAATAAAATTGGACAGCTATAAGAAAATATCTGAAGGGGCTACTGATCCGGCTATTTTAACTAAATATAATGCCAAAGTAGAGGATACTAAATCTGCTATTGAAAGATTGTCTAATGCTGGTAAAGAGGGATTTGACGCATTAGGTAATGAAACTGCGACCGCAGGCGAAGCTATAGGGGAAAGTTTAAGCGGCGTAAAAGATTTAATAGACATACTACCGGGTATTACAGTTGCTAGTGCTTTAGCGTTTGCGGCTGGGCCAATATTAGAGTATATTCAGGCTAACATAGATGCACAAGAGGAAGTTTCGGAATTACAGAAAACATTAGATATACTTAATGGCACCAGATTAACAGGTGCGCAGAATGCACAACAGGAGTTAGTTCAACTACAGTCTTTGTATACTATATCCCAGGATTCAACGGTGTCTTTAAAACAAAGAAAAGATGCTGTAGATCAACTTCAAAATCAATACCCGGAATATTTTAAAAATCTAAAAGATGAAACTATTCTTAATGGCGGGGCTAAAACGGCATACGACAAATTAACACTATCAATAATTGCCACCGCTAGGGCAAGGGCTGCGCAAGATATTTTAGTTCAAAATAACTCTAGGCAACTAGCTAATGAGCAAAAAGTATTATCTCTTCAAGAGCAGCAAATTAAAAATGCCGCTAAACTAGATAAAATAAGTCAGGATATAGGCTTTAACGCTGAATCTGGCGTTGGAGGTGAAGCTCCATTTGCTGAACAAAAGCAAAAAGCAGTAATACGCGATACCCAAAAGCAAATAAATGATCTAAAAACAGATTCAAATATATTAGATCAGCGTAATCTAGCTATAGCTAAAGAAATAACGGATCAAGTAAAAGCAGGCGCGGATTTAGCTGGTAAGGTAGGTGATTTACCAAGTGCTGAAAAAGCAGCTAGAAGTGTTGAGGATGTACTTAAAGATTTAAAAATAGAGCTACTGCAAATAGATAATGTTTTTACTGGAACTTTTGGAGAAAAAAGAGAAAATGAAGTAAATGCGTACCAAAAAGCTATAAACGACTTAATTAAATTAGGTCTTGATCCGGCGAGTTCGGCTATACAAAAATTGAAAGACAGTCAGGAAGGACTTTTTTCTGGTGATCTTAAAAACGTATCGTCGTCAGCCGGAGTGTCTACGTCAGTTGCACCAGGTGTAGCGGCTCCTAATTTAGATTTAAGGGCTATAAATTTAGGCGTTTCAGAATATCAAAGGTTACTTTTGGCTGCTTCAGATTCACAAAAAACGTTTGAAGATGGGTTAAGTTCATTAGCTACAACTGCACTAGGGTCTGGTTTAGCTGATGCCTTTAGTTCTATAGGAGTAGCACTATCAGAAGGGACTAGCGCGATAGACGCATTTGGTCAGGCTCTATTATCTGCTTTCGCTGGTTTCTTAGGTCAGTTAGGGCAGATGTTTATTAAAGAAGGTATCGCTCAAATAGGTTATGGTATCGCCAAAAATTTAATTATTCCAGGATCTGGCGCACCAAATATAGCGGGTGGTTCGGGTATGATTGCTGCGGGAGCAGGTATTTCTATTTTAGGTGGAATTGCTACAGGTGCGACAGGTGGTAAATCAAAATACCAAAGCGTAAAACAAATACCAGGCTTTGCATCTGGGGTTAATAATTTCAGCGGGGGGTTAGCAGTAGTAGGCGAACAAGGGCGCGAGCTAGTTAATTTACCTACAGGATCGAGTGTTATCCCAAATGGAAGAACCGAACGCCTGATGCGAGGCAATAACGACATGATAAATATTAGTTCAGAGCTTGCAATCAGCGGCGGTCAACTTTATGCACTTATCAGGGCAGAACAAAAGTCGCGAGGGAGGGCTGGAATATGAGCCAAATAGACCGATTTCAAGTTAAGCCATCTGGTTTCTTGGCTAAATGGCGTACCGCTATAGTTGATATTGACGCTAACGGAAACTTATCAAACCCGGAAGCTCCAGGTGAGCCAATAATGAACTTAGACCGGGTATCTGATTACAAGTCAAATAACAGACGGTATAATCCCGGCGACAAGATAACCGAGTTTTGCAACTTATCAACATACACCAATTACAGGGTTTACGCAACAGATGAGCGACCATTTGCTAGGGTAGAAACGGATATTAACGCAACTAAATGCGGATACCAAACACCACTACCCGAACCATCTGTACCGTTTAGTCCTTTTGGTAATCCTGTTTACGGTGTTTATCGTGCTTATGGTTGGTGTGATATCGAGGGCGTACAATGCGAATTGGATATAGAAAGTAAAAATTATAACGGGACACCTAGCTACCTGAATACTGGCGGCAAATCTCCGGCTATCATATCATATAAAGAGGTCGACGACAAGTTCGATCCGTTCCGTCCTGCAGAACTTAAAATGTCTTTCATTTGCGATGAGGACTTTTTATTGCAGGAGTTCTACACAAACGACGAACGCGCTTTCAGGGTTACCGCTCGTAGATCCGGGGCTATTGTTTTCCGGGGATATATCATTCCTAGTACCTGTACCGAACCTTTTATGTCGGTTCCTTATCCTGTATCTATTTCAGCTACTGATGCATTAGGCGGGCTTAAATCAAGTTCATATCCATTGCCAGTAGGATCAGATATTGAGGTATACCAATCTTTCGTTGACATTATCGCCTATTGTTTATCGCTGACCAATTTAAATTTACCGATAAGAACGATATGCAACCTGTATAGCCCGGGTATGCCTACGGGACTGGATAACGATCCGCTTCAAATGGCGCGTGTTAACCCGCTGTCATTAACTAACGATAAAGGCGGAGTGATGACATGCTATGAAGCATTAGAGGCTGTGTTAACTAGCTGGGGTGCTTACATCGTACAAGCTGATGGGGTTTGGAATATTATACGTGCAAATGAATTATCGGGTTCTGCGATAAGAGCAAGGAATTACAACTATAAAGGCTTATTTTTGAATGCGGAGATATTAGACGTTAACCGCGTAATAGGTTCGGTGCTATGATATACTATAACTTTGTCGGCAATAAATCAGGATTAAATCAGGGCGTAACCATCGCTTATGATGAATTGGCGGGTACTGTATCGGCACTGCTTACTAATGGCGGCACACCTCCTGTTAGCTTTGATGCGCATTACCCAAACTTTGCACCAGGTGATACATTAATCCGTAAATGGGCCGCTGGGTTTACCTATACGCTCAAATGGGCTGACTTATATCCATTCGCTACATTTACTAAAGTGGCGGTTGCTGTAGATCCTGGATTTAACGATATACGTATCAATTCGATTACGGTTACAGATGAAACAGGAACGGGATTAAATAACGGAACGGCAACAATTAACACTTCGGGTGGACCTGCTCCATATGAGTACAGCCCCGATGCAGTAAAATGGCAAGATAGCAACCTATTCGGCGCGCTAAGTCCGCAAGTATACACAGCATTTGTTCGCTCGAAATCATTGGTCGGGTTATTTGCTTCTGGTAATTTCGAGGTAGAACCGTTCGAGCCTACGCCACCTGAACCGGAACCTAGAGTTAAAGAAATAATTGCTTTGTCAGGCGCTGAAATGCCGATACAAGATGCGTATAAACGGGTAGAGGTATTAACTAAATTCGGTAACGTACCGAGCCTGTTATATAACGGAGACTTTGAATTGTTCGACGGTCAAAACTTTAATTTCTGGACGCGATTTGGCGGTTTAAACTTTTCACGTGTGCCGCGTACCGTAACCAATGCAAAAGGCGAACTTGTGCCTTTAGATAATTACGCCATCCAATTCAATGAGCGCGCAAATGCGGGTAAATACTATCAATCGGCACCGATACCAATACAGATAGGCGATAAGATTTCAGTTAAATACAGGGTAGGCAAAACGGATACTGGTGTTACTACTACTGTAGATGACGGTGGTTATTCAGGAGGCTATACGGTAACGCAAACAGTAGGAACCATGTATGTGTGTAAAATACGCATTAAGGTCGGTAACTACTATTTACGCAACGTAGATTACGGAACTTCATACGAATGGGTAACATCGCTTAGTACGGTATCAAATCTGATCGAGAACAGTAAAGGAGATGCCAATACCTTTTCGTTTAACTTTTCCGCTCCTGAATGTCCGGTATCGGGATTAATGAGTTTGCAGATATACGGGTTTACTAAAGTGAATTATGATAAGGCTGTATCGAGCGGAGGTAATGCTTTGAATAGGCCGGAGTTGATCATTACTGAACTGACAGGGTATATCCCGATTATAATGGATGATATATCTGTATCGAAAACAAGTGCGGTAGCGGATTCAGATGTAACCGGAACACTGAGTAGTTCCACCAACTTAGGTTTTTATACCGAAAAGCCTGATCGTATAGAAATACCATTCGGTGATTATGCGCAAAGGACTGCAGCAGATACACCTTTAAATTCACTGTATGCGATAAGGTACAAAGGTGTTTATACTTCTGGTTGGTATGAGTACGGCACAACTGCAGCGCCTGCGCCTTTCAGCTTGGCATTGGCCAAATCAATTCTAAGGGCTTACCAAAAGGCATTCAGGTTCTGGTTAGGTGACTTGAAGTTACGTACTGGCGTGTCAGGTTTTAGCTATTTAAATACATTCAGCTTTGAAGTACCGGGGCAATCATTGACGTTTAATAAAAAAGTGTTCGGGATTATGGGCGGCGATATTGACCTTAAATACAACACGTTTTCAAATGGAAAACTAACTGAACTGTTCGATAGGGCTGGCAAATCTGTTGATCTGACTACCCCTGAATATCCAGGAAGTGAGCAAAGCGAAATTATACAAGATCCTACAGTTGATTTAAATCCGAAATATGGTATATTTACCGAAGAGTTTACGCAAGAATTTACATAGATGAACTATAAAGATCTTTTAGACGCATACAAGCAACAGGTAAACACGAATGTTGCCGTTAAAGACGATGTAAATTCAATCGATCCTACAGACGTAGCTTCTATCGGGTTACAATTAGCCGATTTGCTAAAGCCGATACTAGGAATTATAAACGATTTCCCTATATCGGGTGGTGCAGTGCCGCCAACGGGAACGGCAACCGATTTAGCCCTGTATGTACAAATAAGTTCTAATTTTGCTATTTGGCGTTACCGGAATTCGGCTTGGGTTCAGGAGTTATCAATACCTTTAGGCTTTGATTTCGGTACTGGTAATATTTCATTACAGGCATCAGTATTCGGCCAGGTCGTTTCAGTAAGCGCCGGTAAATGGGCTATTGACGGTGACCTGTATTCTAAAGCAACACAAACGCAGCTTGATTTAACGCCTGCAGATTTAAATTTTAATCGTATAGATTTAATATATGCGAATACTGCTGGAAATATATTATTGTTGGATGGGGTGGCTACTTCGATACCTAATGAGCCTGTTACTCCTGCAGATGCTGTACAGGTCGCCTACGTTTATGTACCATCACAATCGAGTGGCGAACTGCCATACATAGCAGACAGTAATTCTATGCCGCCTACAGCTAATGAAAATAGGGCAGGATTTTACGCTATCAATGATACGGGTCAACTACTGATAACTATACCTCACGGTTACACAAGCAAACCTAAGCACGCAGATGCTTTCCCGAACAATTTAGCATCCGGCATGATAGGGGTGACCTTTAAGGATTGGGACGAAACTAATATTTACATAACCTTACCGTTCAGTAATAACGACGGTCAATCATTAAAATACGCATGGGAAGCAACACTATAAAAATTATGAGAATGAAATTTAAATTACTAATTGCCTTAATGCTTTTCGGTATCGGGGCAAATGCTCAGGTCGGGGTAGCTGCAGCAGATACATCTTTGCGCGCAACAGTTGCGGGGGTTCAGCAAGTTTGGAAGTCTAAGGCTTACTATCAATCATTATTCAATACATTTTACAACAAAACGCAATCAGACGCTAGGTATGCGCCTATATTCGGGACCGGGTATATCCAAAATCAAAGTGCATCTGCGCAATCTGCAACGGCATGGATAGATGGAAACTTTCAGGCATTACAAGGTAGGTTTGGCTCAGGTTCTTCGTATACTAATGTTACTCAATTTGGTATTACCTCTCCTACTGCTCAGGGATCATCTTTATCTTGGGGGTCGGGTAAGATTGACTATCTTGCTACTGCGCATAACTTCTTTAATCCTGATTTAAGTATTAATTATTTGCATTTAGGAGATGGCACAAACAGCCCCTTTTCTTTTGCTCCAAACTTGCAGGTTCAGAAAACACCTAGTTTAGCAAATGATGTTGCGAGGAAAGCAGATATTGATCTAAAGGCTAATGTGTCAGGTCAATTATTTACAGGTGCTATATCTGCTACTAATCTCAGTGGAACAAATACAGGGGATCAGGATATTAGCGGCAAGGAAAACTCGTCTAATAAAGTCACAACCTTAACAGGGGCAAATAATACTACCTATCCAACGTCTTTAGCTGTACAGACTGCGATAGCGGCAAACGTTCCTAACTATCCGGTAACATCGGTAAATGGTCGTACAGGAGCGGTAACAGGGCTGGCTGAAGCATCTGCACTGACTACAGAAACAAGTCGCGCTACAGCGGCTGAAACAACGCTACAACAGAACATAAATAAAGCTGTTTCATATACGATTGATATTAACGGTGTAGCGGGGCAAAATTTTGTTGTGGATTCCAGGTTAATAGCAATGTTGCCTACTCAGGTATTCAAAGGAACGTTTTATTCGATCAACACCACGACAAGTGATCCATTAAAGAATGTAACGTTCGATCCTGCAACTGGTAGAATTACATTCCCTGAAAACATGGTCTCAGGGGAGGTTATTAAGGTTACTTATGCAGGTAGTGGGAATACTGCTTATGTGCCGGGGAGTGTTGCCACAAGTGCCGATTTAATGGGGTATACTAAGAGGTATGAAGTAAATCAAGAAAAAATAACTATAAACTCATTAACATCTAATACTGGGTTTGTGGCGACGGCTAATGGCATAACTCCAAATGTTGTAAATGCCTCTGCTGAAATAGATGTAAGTTTTATAGACACATCAAAGCCTTTTAGGATTGATATGGTTGTTAAAATAACTGATGCAACAGTTACTGCTGATAACTTTCAGGTTTCTTTTGGACAAAAAGGGAGTTCTGATGCTAGGGTTAATAATTCTTTTGTGTTTGATAACACTAACAAGGCTATAACGGCATATAGTGGGGCTTCTTATTACTTAGGGAATACCTCTACACCTTTTGTATCGGGGGATTCATATCAATTTAGCATTATATCGACAGGAACAAAAGTTTCCGCGATCATTAAAAGTATATCTAAACCTTGGAATGCTCAGTTTTCTGCGGGAGTTTTCTTACCTAATAATGATGGAAGAATAGGGTACAGGGTAAACCCGATAACATTTCTTAGCGGGGGCTTTTCGCCTTTTACCAATTTAAATGATATAAAAATTACAGCCGCTAGTGTTGGTAAATATGAAGTGCAGAGCGTTTATGCTTCTAATACTATGTCCCCGCCTAAATGGGGTTTAGTAACGATATACGAACCAAATATTCTTAATGATGGTTTAGATGGGACTTATCCGTCTATGGTAATATCTCCAAAAGGATCGGAAGTACTTGTACAGTATCATCATCCTAATGCTACAGCCGGGGCAATACCGGGAACAACCGGGTTAAACAGACTTGTATCGGCTTTATTTAATAACGGCAAATCAATATGCTACGGAACATTTAACTCTTACAATAATCCAGCAGGTACAAACTTATTTGGAGCAGGAGTAACTTCTTCAAATTGGGGGGCGCCAACAGGATTAAAGTATAGAAAAAGCCTACAAGATAATGCAGTATCAGTACTCAATCCAAAAAGCATATTTCAATTAGGGGCTAGCATGGGTGGGCTAAACTCTGTAATGTTCGCGACTAATTACCCTGATAAATTAAAGGGTGTTATTGGCATAAGTCCTGCATTTGATACGGAAACTAATTTTGCAGGTGGAACTTATGGGAATATTATAAAAAAAGCTTTTGGGACTGCCTATAGGTCTTTAGTTAGCCAAACAGGGGTAACCCCTGTAGACGATGGCATTAACTGGGTTAAAATTGGAGGAGGAACTATAGCCCCGGTAAATTCAGAATATCTAAATCCATTTTATGATACTTATTCCGCTTCTAAGTCTTATGTCGCAGGAAACGTAGTTTTTGTCAACTTCTCAGGGGCTATAACTGACATATATGAATATGTGCCGTATAGAAATCTTGGGCTAATGTCAACAGTTCCTTTATTGTCTATACACGGTGACGCAGATACAGATATACCTATCGCCCAGTCAATAAATTATTTAACTAACCTAAGAGCAAAGGGCAACTACTCAACAACTCTTATAACTAAGGTTGGAGCAGGACATATCGCAGACGCTTGTTATGATGAAGTGGCTATTTTAGCATTTATAGAAAATCACCAATAAAACGCAATCATGAAAAAATACATATCAATATTACTTTTACTTGCGTCATTTGCGGTAAAAGCACAGCAGACGCATAGTTCACCGTTCAGAATGACTGCCGGTATCGGGATACAGGTTTTAAGCACAGCGCCAACAGACCCGTTTCTGGGTAGGATTTACCTTAATTCTACTGCTGCGGATTTACAGATTTATGATGGTACGATCTGGCAGGCTTTTGCAAGCAAGGGATTTGCGGCGGCAACGTATGAACCTAAAATAACAGCAGGAACTACTGCACAGTATTGGAGGGGGGATAAGACCTGGCAAGACCTTAACACGGTGATTGCTGCAAACTCAACAGTAGCAGGGAAACAAGCACAGTTGAACGGCACAGGCTTTATTAAGGCATCAGGAACGACGATCACGTATGATAATAGTTCGTACTACCTTTCATCAAATCCTAATGGGTATATAAATAGTTATGCCAACATTTTTAATACTGATAATGGATGGAATGGATACAACAGGTTTTTTCAATCAATAACCGTTGGATCAAACGTATATGCTGGGGGTGGAGCCACTAATAATTTTGCTGCTGGTGGCTATATGTGGAATAATACTAATGATGCAGCTACCGCTACTAAATCATGGGCTTTACTTGGTGATGCCTCTGGTAATATGAACTTTTGGGTTGCGTATGGTCCAGCAGGGTCATTGGCGCCGTTCAATAGATTAACACTTAATGCTACTACAGGAGTGCTTAATTATAATGCTGATGTTAGCGCGAGTTATGGAACTGAATCGGTAACAAGCAAAAGGTATGTAGACGGAAAGGTTTTATCTACAATACATACAGAAACGGGTTATGTAGTTTATTTGGTAGCAACAGGAAACGGGAGTAGCACTACTATAACCATACCACATGGAGCACCAGGCTTCAGTGGTGGTGGTCTAATATTACTTACTGCCAACTCTGATAAGGCTGCAAATTTTAAGTATGCCACAATAGACGCGACTAATATTTACATATATTATAGCGTAGCCCCTCCATCAGGATCACAAGAGTTATTATACACCGCGTTAATTAAACCTATTATGTTCTAATCATGAAAAAGTTATTAATCTTCCCGTTACTATTTTTAGTACATTTTGCTATCGCTCAATCGGTAGCTGTTTCTCCTGTTTCATTTGGTACTGTAGCGGATATGCGCTTGCAGGGTGGAACGGCAAAAGTGCAAATTTTACTATTAGGTCTGGCTAACCCAACAGATGGTAATGGAGGTGTTTATCGTTGGGATGATACCAGCACTGCTAATGATGACGGGTTTATAACCATCAAAGTGACCAATATGGCTACCGGTAGGTGGGTCAGGGTGGCTAATGGCAACACCATTAAAGGCAGTGTTACATTTAGTAGCGTGACACTTCAAACTGCTTATAATGTGAACTATGTTATTAATGGGGTTACAACAGTTTTACCTTTTATTCCAACTCAGGTCTATGTACAAGCAAGAACTCCGCAGGCCGCTGTCCCTAGCTGGATAAGTAATATAACGGCTTCAGGATTTACAGTAAATTTCAGTACAGTACCGTTATTAGGTACGCTTAATTTGACTATTGATTTCCTAATTTTAAAGCAATGATCATAATAAATCACTATCATCTTCTTCATGCCACTTAGGCGACCTGAGTACACGTTTGCCTGTCTTATAAAACAGGAATAGGCAAACGGCATAAATTATGATAAACACCATAATACAAATGCCCAAATAAGTATGCTACCGAAACACATTATTATTACAGCATATTTTCGTTTGTCTTTCATGGCATACAGGCTTTAACGGCAAAAGCTAATTGTAGGGACAATGCCAGACAGAAAATAAAAAGTACTAATTTGCCAGCACTTAAAGGCAAAGTAAATAACGGTTTGTTGTTGGAGTTTAAAGAGTTCATATTAAAGGTGGTTTTGATGGTCGCCATAAGCGAGTTTAAGTAAATATAATAAAAAGATAAAGCAAAGAAATAGGATGAGGTATTTCATAATCTTGCAGGGTCTACATTTATACGCCATTCTATTCCGAGTTCGTTAATCCTTGCAAGGAGAGAAATTACCTGGAAAAATGTTTGATCCGGTTCAATAACGATCCATCCTGGAGAAAATGGTGGATGCATACCTAAATTGAATAAGTAAATATCTTCCGGCTTATCTGATATTTTCAGAACTGGATAAGAGCTAACCAGATCGGCAGCGCTTAAACTTATCGTGCAATAATACGGCATACGGTTACGGATTTAATCAATTCCTTATCAAACAAATGTGTGTGCGTACCGAAATCAAGCAACCATTCTAAGTTACGATCTAGTACGCGTTCAGGGTATAATACAACGCAATGCCCCTGCTCAGTCTGCGCTTTAAATGTTACTTCGACCATGTGATACGTTTTACCTGGTTAATGTTTACAGCGATAAAATTCCCATCCTTATAAAGGTATAAAATATTTACCGCAGATTGTTTACGCCCTCTTGCAGGGATAAGCTCAGCTGTTTCGATTGAATCGCAATCTATTTCCGATTGGCCTAGGTGTTGGGTTTTGAAGTGGACGGTTATCATATCGAGTGGTATTTCTTAGATTTATGCTCAGTGTACCCGGTTTTTTCGTCTAAAATAAATTTCTCAGCTTTTTCAATTGTATCGAAATAGACATCGAATGAATAATTAGGGTGTACTAAATTCCAGTAAACAATAAACCCAAAAAAGTTCATAATAAAAACTTGTGGGTAAAATCTGGTTTCATTGTATTTGGTAATTTCTTTTATTCTGTATCTATGTATTTCCATACCCCAAACATAAATACAAATTTCCAGACGTGAGTAATTGTAACACTATTGTTGCGTTCAGGAATTATTTATACCTTTAAGCATTATGGAAAACTACACAGACCCAACAGAAGACGAAGAAGAAAACCCAGAAACCGATTTAGCTGCATGCGGCACAAAGCCACTTACAGCGGGCAGTCCAAGGCCAGGCAAATGGAAGTGCATTGGCGCAGATTGGAAATGGATTGAAGACATCGGTGGATAGTCGCTCAATCGTAACGGCTCTTATGGCTGCATGCTACGTGTGCAGCCATAACATGTACATCTATTGTATCAATAATCGGCACATAGATGAAAGCGGGAAGATTATTTGGCGCAATGCTGAGTTGCTTGTATTTGTAGCCCCTTTACTCATTATGGGTAATAGTTCCACAAAGTCAAAATCTGAGATTGCGTTTCGTAATATCGCCTATGTTTTTCTATCAATTATATCCGGTCTGGTTATTGTTAATGAATTTGGGTTAATCGCCCGTCCATCCCTACAGATTTACTACCTGAACGCTATAACATTCGCATACACATTATACGCGCTATTCCGCGCAGATCAAAACGGTAATATCTGATATGGTAACACACGCAATAAAAACAGTAATTATGTGGGCAGGGACTGTAATAAGGGAAGGAGTGATTTTGACGGGGTTTTTCATAGGTTTTGGAACGCATGATGTAGCTCAAATACTTGCCTGTGCTGTATCCATTACGTGCGGGTTCGGCTTGCGTATGGTCATGATAGCGGCAGGTGGAGGTATTTTAGGACGCGGTATTGTGACCTTACACGCGTTTGCGACCATCTTCATGGCATGGACTGCCTACAAGTTTTGGGAAGCTGGGCTTTCTACTATACGCCCTTTTAGTTCGGTAGGCCTGCAGGTTTATTTGATAATTTGTAGTTTTATGGCTGTGTATTTGATACAATCACTAGAGAAGATTAGTAAGATTTCTTTTAATTCAATGGTTAAAAAATATTACACTGATGATAAGAACGAGGGGGATAAGTCATGAGTTTTGAACAGATCGCATTAATGATAGCCTCAACAATTACAATGCTTCTAATGGTAGCTTTAACGTGTGTACTGATGTATTACACTTGCAGGCTAAAGATGGCTTATAGGCCGCTTAAAATCCTTATACGGACAGTTATATTTGATTTCTGGTATATCAAGTGGTTGGGTCGTTGGTTATGGAATAATACCCTGGCGATTTGGAGCGTACCTACTATGTTTTGCCTGGTATTTATCATATCGCAGTTAAGCGGGTTATTGTTTAACCGGGAGATATTGAAGCGAACGACGGAACTGATTATCGTTACTCCGATCCTTTGGGTATCCTTAACCGGATTGATCTACTTTTTACTACGTAGAGGTTATAAATTAATTTAGTATATTTGGTTATGGCAAATTTCGGAGCCGGTTCGCTGGCAAAATTAAAGGGTGTAGATCCTCGGTTAGTTATGGTAATGATGGAAGCGATTAAGGAAACTCCGGTTGACTTCACAATAGTTTATGGAGTTCGCACTCAGGCCGAACAAGTAGCACTATACGCTTTAGGACGTACTAAAGTAAACCCGGACGGCAGGAGCGCGAAAAAGCCTTTAGGTAATATTGTGACCCAAAAGAACGGTACGACGAATAAAAGTAATCACCAGGTTAAATCAGATGGGTATGGTCACGCAATCGATTTTGTTCCGTTCGTGAATGGTAGAATAGATTGGAATGCTGATGCTGAGTTTCGTATTATTGCCGCTCACATCATGGCTACTGCTAAATGTTTGGGTATAAAAATCGAAGCAGGAATTTATTGGAAAAAATTTCCGGATGCACCGCATATTGAGCTAGCGTAATAAATTTATTAATTATTTTTGGGGAAGTTTAACCCCAAGATTTTTATTATATTTGTTGATGATAAAAACAGAAAGAAAATGCACAATATGCAAGACTGTAAAAGATTTAACAAGTGAAAATTTTCATTCAGATAAAAGCAGACCCGGAGGCTTTATGTATGGGTGCAGGGTCTGCGAAAAAATAAGGTCAAAGGCGAAGTATGATAAAAACCCAAGGACTGGAAGGTACGCGGCATATACTACAGAGCAAAAAGCTAAACATGCGGAAATTGGTGCGGCGTATAGGGCTACTCCTATGGGTAGAGCTATAGGTTTAGCTTCGGCTTATAAGAAGTATGATAAGGATAGAGGGCATCAAACAGACATAACAAAACACGACATACTTGAAGTTAGAAAACACGCATGCGCTTACTGTGGTTTTCCTTCCACTGGTTTTGATAGACTAAACAACAGCCTGGGTCACATAAGATCAAACTGTGTGCCTTGTTGCATAGAATGTAATGTAGCAAGAATGGATAATTTCACGCATGAAGAAATGAAAATAATAGGTTTATCTATAAAACAAGTAAAAGAAAGTAGATTATCATAAAAGAACATGGAGACAAAAACACAATTCGGTACCGCTGCGGCAATAACAGGAGTTACGCCAAAGTGGATGACCTACGCATTTAGGACTACGACAATATTAACAACTGCGATCACTATATGGGTTGCTGCTACTCATTTAGTAGCTGATAGTTCAAAGTTTGAAATAGCACTTGTATTAAAGGCTTTGGATTTCGTTGTATGGGGATTAGGCAGGATGACAGGTGTAGTTAAGGAGGACGACAAATGAGACGCTCCGAAATAGAATCACTAGTTGCCGACGTGGATTTACTAGAAAACGTAACACCCCAGGATCTAGCTAAAGAAGCTAAATTGGGGTGGGTTAAACGTTTGCTTTTCCTTGCTGTATGGCCTTTGATTAAGCCGTTTTTAGCAAGGAAGTTGGGACAGAATGTTACTGATCTGTTAGGCCGGGTTTTGGAGGGGCTTTAATCTCAATTCTATAAATTCATCTACAGTTATCTCTTCTGTAAATAATGCCTTATCTGGTGTTTTTCGTTTCATACGTTTGCCCTTAATGCAACGGTAATACATTTTGCCTGTTTTAGATATTACCTTTACTGTGCGGGGTTTCATTGGTTATTAGGTAATGGTTGCCAGTGGGTAACATTTTCTTCTACTTCATATCCGAAAGGATTGTACCATTTTTTGTAAATTATATCGTAGCCCGCTGAATAATAGATGTGATGACTTGAATTTCTGTCTCCATTTATCAAAATATTTTGAGTCTTGTTGTCTTCCGGCAACCTATCCTCAACACTTATCCACTTACTCTGATTAGCATAAATTTCGGCTAATTCTATAGCTACTGGTAAAGATATAACATCGGCATTATACCCAAATTCACAAGCCATACCAGCTTTACCAGATTCATTAAATATCTCTTCTGCTGTTTTCATATCATCTCCATATATTTCACAACCCAAACCAAAAGTCCGATGCAAATTAATGCTATTGCTGCGTGTGTGGTTTTCATGATCGGTCAGTTAACTGTTTTAAATCATAAACAACATCACTAAAGTCAGAAATTCTTTGCATACATTTTAAACGTTCGTCTATTTGAGGCTTGTTTGTTTCAATATGCCATTTTAAGTTATCTATCTGTTTTTGATATTTGTCTATAAGAAATCTAATGTGGAATGTGTTCTCCATCGCTATTTACCTTTAATATTACCTACAATCCTGTTTACTGTGCTTAGAGACGTTTCAAACTCTTCTGCTATACTTTCGGCTACAGGTGTTTTTTGTGTCTCTCCTGGCTTATATAATAAAGCCCATCTTTCTTTTATATTCGCATACAACGTCTCACGTTTAATTTGCGATCTGCTCTTTAATTCTTCCATAAAGCAAATGTAAACACAATAGTTGATAATAACTAATTTATTTTATTTTAATTATTATTTGGTAATGTCGTTTATACTCCGTAACATTGTCCTAACAAAACAAAACACTATGAGCAAATTAGTAATAGCCGAACAGGCAGTAAATTCAAAGGTAATCAAGTTCATTACCGAAAAGGGGGATAGACTGGCACTGGAAAACGATGTACTGCAATGGATCGAATGCCTAGGCTTGAATATGGAATGGCAAGCAACAGGGGTATGTACCTCGGCAGTTGTCGAAACACAAACAGCCTCGGAATACCTAGATGAGAACTGGGAAAAAGTAACTAACAGATTTTATAACGAAGTAATAGTTAAAGGGTAACACCATGCTAGAAAACTTAAAACAATCAATCGAACACCTCAACAGAGCAATAGCGAATTTTGAGGAAGCAGATGCAAACTTTAAAGGCATCGAATCAAATGAATATTTTAAACTTATGCCGAGCGAAAAGCCAGCGGAGGTAAAGAAGCTTTTTGCCATTAGACACGCATGTCGTGGCACACTGATTAGGGCTATATATTTAGCCGGAAAGGAGACTGTCAATGACTAGGGTAATTAAGTTTAGGGCGTGGCATGAAGGACACCCATCAAAAGGCAAATATGATGGTGTACCTGCTCAAATGTTATTTGATGATAAACCTGGTGATTGTTTAGTTTATTTATCACAAGGTCAGCCAGTAGAAGTCATGCAATTCACCGGACTTAAAGACAAGAACGGTGTTGAGATTTATGAGGGGGATATCTTAAGCGATGGTACTCGCAAGTTTAAAGTGTTTATCGTTCCCGGAGGTTTAGCAATCAACACGCATCAAGATGATTTAAATAAGGAAAATATTGTTTTCTATGAATCAACGGCAGATATGCAAACATCATCATTTATAAGCGGAACGACTGAAGTAATCGGCAACATCCATCAAAATCAAGAACTCCTATGAAACCCCAATACATAAAACAAGACACCAACACGCGCCCAATACCGTTCGTTCAGTACGTGGCTGCAATGGTAATCGTTATGGTAGCTTTATGTTGCCTGGATAGATGCGGGTGTGTTAAGGTTAGTAATAGTCAGTGGGAAACAACTAAAACAAGATAAAATGAAAAAGAAACACGAATTGCTGAAATATGCTTATGAGAATTATCCTAAGGGCACTAAGTTTAAGTCGAAAACAATTGATAGCGTTTTCGATTCTACTGGGTCATTTTATTTTGATGATACAGAAAAAATAAGATGTTCAGGAAATGATCATATTATTTACAGCCAACATGGTTGGGCGACAATAGTACCCGCAAGCATCCTATCAGGCAAATGTGCAATAGCTGTCAATAACGAGCGTGAGTTTAAGTTGCTGATGGAACATTATGCGGAGAAAGGGTGGAGGTGGTGTTCTGGACACACGCCGTCATCAAAAGAACCACTAGGAGATATGACATTACCAAATGCTGTTATGTATTCAGACGAGTGTTATCATACTATTATTGACGGAACAAGAGTAGTGGACTTCGCAGACTTTGCCGCTGAAGTAGGTATCAAGCCGCCGGTATTCGTTCTTACGAGTGAGGACGGCGTGCCGATTTATGAGGGGGATGAGCATTGGGTAGCAGAATTGAATCCAATATTTAAAAAATGGAGTGTTAAATTACTTCAAACGGAACGCGGATCACTAAATTTACATGTTGCTAATCCATATTCAATACGTGATACAGTCGACCATAAATCATTCTCCACCAAAGAAGCCGCGGAGAAGTTTTGTAAAGAGCAGAATAAACCTAAGGAGATTGTATTTGAGCACAACACCGTAACCATTACCGTAACAGAAAATGGGTTCAATACAGTAGCTAAATCAGATGATAGATCTTTTGTATACAGCAAACTTGATTTAGAAGAAATCTACGCAGCCTACAAATCACTACAGTAACGAACACGTTACACCAAAAACAGGTAAATCATAGGGTTAATAAGTAAATTTGAAGATGACCAACACAGAACACGACAAAGCATTAATCAGTAAAATATTCGATCATTTTATTGAAATGTCAAAGGCAGAATTTAAAACTGAAACAGGTAAAGAAATGGGTGCCGCTTTGTCGTATGGGATCAGCAATATTATTAAGCCTTATATGATTTAATTAAGTAAAGAATTGAACACCGAGCAATGATGCTCCACCAAATAAAAATAAGATGACTGAACAGACAAAGACACCATGGCGCAAGAACCTGGACAAACGCTACATTAGCGGGGAAGATTTATTACTCGGCCTTAAGGGCTTAAAAAAAGAAATGGTAGTGAGTATTGAAAAGCAGGAAGATGCCCCTGCATTCGATCAAAAACTACAGCAGGAAATTACTAAAACCAGTCTATGGCTAAAGGATTTAGAAACTGGCAAAACAATCTATAAGCCTTGCCTTTTAAATGTAGGACGCGCTGAGTTCTTAACGAAAGAATCCGGTGGATCTATTTACTTAGAAGATTGGTATGGTTTGCCTTTTGTTATGTATGCAAAGCCTGATAAAAGACATGGTCATATTGTGGCGTTTAAAAAGTATTACCCACCAGCTCAAATATCACCGGACGCAGCGTTAAAATCATTGGGATCGGTAACAACAAAACAACAGCTTGCGGATGTGTGGACTGCCTTAACTCCTGCAGAAAAAAATATCCCATCTGTGCTTGCTAAAAAGGATGAACTTAAATTATCACTTCCATCATAATGGTAGCGCATTGGGATATTGTGCAAGGCACAGAGGAATGGCACCGCATAAGGTACAGAAAAATAGGTGGTTCAACATCTAAAGGTTTATTTGTTGACTCAGACACGCTATTAGATCAATTGATAGGGGAACACTTGGAAGAATTTGAATTGTCAGACGGATACGAATCAGCAGATATGCAAAGAGGCACAGAATTAGAGCCCGTAGCGCGTCAAAAATTGGTAGAGTACACATCTATACCTTTTATAGAATGCGGATGGCTACAGTCAGATATAAGCGTTTTAGGTATATCTCCAGATGGGATAACTAAAGACTTGAAGTTTGCCTGTGAAATTAAATGTCCGGCACCTAAAAAACACGTTCAGTCTTTGCGTGGCGGCGGGATACCGCTCGATAACATACACCAGTGTGTGCATTACTTTACGGTGATACCTACACTAGAAAGGCTTTATTTTGAATCATTTAGGCCGGAATCTAAATTCCCTATGTTCATTAGGTCTATCGGTCGTCAATCTGTAGTTAACTTAGGCACTAAAGCAAAGCCAGTATGGAAAACAGTGAATGAATGGGCTGCTATAGCTAGGGGTAAAGCTATTAGTATTGAAAGCTCTATTGAATCAGAGATAAAACGACTTGAATTTTAACTCCGCAAGCCTAACCGGATCAGAGTAGTTAGGCGAAACAAATAAATTTAAATATCTTCTTACACTTCAAACGGCTGGACATTGATCCGGCCTTTGGGGGTAGATGGCAAGACCGAAATTCATATTCACAGACAAGGACGCAGACTATTTAATGAAGAACTACAAGACCGAAACGTACGGCGCAATATCGATGGCTATAGGCTGTCATGTTGATACTTTACGCAGATTGGTATACAAGATGGGTTTGAGAAAAGAACCTATCTTAAATCAAACGTATGGCGATATAATGGAAGACTATTTCGGGCGTATATTACCGATGACGGAAATCGCCAGGGTGAGAGAATTGCCGTACGGAAAGGTCAACCAAATAATCCGTAAAGGCTTCAAATTAAGAGAATCAGAAAATACAAAAACAATAACCTTAAAATCAAAAGTATAATGGCAAAATTAGCAGAAGTAGGGGATATCATCTCTGACAAAACCAAAAGAAGCGGAACGGTTATCACTTCAACAAAAACAAGTATTACTGTAAAATACGAACATTCTACAGAAAAATCATCTTTCAATCCTACTGTTTTCGAATTACAGCAAATAGGGTTAAGATTGTTAGCAAGTCATACCACGGTTTTATTTATCATTAAAATAGGGTCAGAGTAATGCCTAAAAAACTATTATCAACAATCTTAGCCGAGCGTACCGAGTCAATCGAGTACAGGCAGATCAGAAGCCAGTTAATGATATTGGCTCAGAACCATAAAAATGAACTGCTCCGTATTCGTATAGGCGACTATGCGCTAAACCGTTTACGAAACGAGGGGATAAACGGGCGAAGTTAACCGAAAGTTCGATCCGGGGCATGGTTAAACGAGGCGAGGTTAAGAGGGAGTTGTAACAACAATACTACATTTCGATTCGGCCTTTTATAACTATCATTGTAATGTCGTCTCACAACAATAATAAGAAATTTTAATCAGACCCATGATAAACGGATATAGAAGTGAGACGCTATAGAAATTTTGAAGGGGCTTTTAAGTTTATATATATGAAACTATTGATATCTCTTTACGATCACTCCGGCAATCAATCTTTGCCATACAGACAAAACGGTTGGTTTGTTAAACAGGTAGAACTAAAACACGGGATAGATATTTTAACATGGGATTATAAAAATTTCTATGCTGATGTTTGTGAGTTATTGAAATTAAAAGGTGACTATATTGAAAAGATTGGTATTATTTGTCCTACGCCCTGCACTGATTTTGCTATTTCTGGAGCTAGGCATTTTGCAAGAAAAGACAATGACGGCAGTACTCAATTCAGTCAAAAGCTAGTCCAACGGAATAAGGATATTATTGATTTCTTTGATGCAACGGGACTTTTACAGTTTTGGCAGGTCGAAAATCCGATGAGTAGAATACACACCCTTAACCCTTGGTTAGGTAAGGTTAAATTTAAATTCAATCCGTGTGATTTTTATTATTCTGTTCCAAATCCGGGCATGGAAAAAATGATCTTATTTTTTTATGCTAAACATAAAAAATTTGAAGACTTGACAAAAAAAGAGCTGAGCGTAATTTTAGAACTTAACGCATATAACAAACAAACATGGCTATGGGGTAAATTCAATGATCCTGTAAAGCGGCCCATTATTCCGCCATTTAAGGAAAATCCGGGCTGGAAATTGTATGGCGGTAAATCAGAACGCACAAAAGAGTTACGAAGCATAACCCCAATAGGATTTTGTTGGGCGTTCTATGAAGCCAACCATTAGTTATGACAACATCCGAAATAAAGTCTGTAAAGGAGAATTTTTACTATTTATTTGCTTTATAGATTTACATTTTGTAAATTAGCATTATGGATAAAAACATAACCATTGACCCTAAAAGACTATATACTAAGTCAGAATATCACAAAAAATTTGGTATCAACAGGGTAAGGATCGATTACTTGATAAAGACCAGGGAACTTAAAACAATAGAAGTTCAAGGCACTACTCTTATAATAGTTAAATAATTTTTAGGCTTTAAAATTTTACAAATGGTAATTACAGATATTGAATATTTATCCCAAACAGAATTCTTTGTTGCCGATGAAGGGCATATAACGTTCAGGGAAACGAAGATAAAACCTATTTTTATTTATATCCTATTTAATGGCGATATACCAATTTATGTTGGTCAGTCAACAAATATAAAAACAAGGGTAAAAAAACATAGAGAAGGCAATAACAAAAAGGTTTTTGATAAGTGTTATTTGGTGTCGCACTGTTACAGCGACCATGATGCGAGATTTTCTGAAAGATCTGTTATTTCAGCTATGAGGTTAATAAACCCAAACCTACTTAATAAAGCTACAACAGGTTATAATTTATTAGTTTGGGGGGCAAAAAATGTCTAAGTTCCCACTATCATTTTTCCCAAAAAACATGCAGGATATTATCTTAGAAGTTTGCGAAACAAACCGTTTCCATCCCGATTTTCTTGCTTCGTCAATTTTATGCACATCCGCAACAGCAATCGGTAACACTTTTTCTATCAAAGTCACTGATAGTTGGAAGGAGCGGTGCAATATATTCCTTGCATTGGTAGGAACTCCAGGCGTAAATAAGTCCGCGCCTTTGACGTGGGCATTAGATCCAATCGAAAAAAAAGAACGTGAAATTTATAAAAGTTACCAGGCATACCTAAAAGACTTTGAATCAAACGACGAGAACAAAGGCAAAACACCTGGTGCGCTTATAAAAACCATTGTGTCAGATGCAACTCCTGAAGCGGTTGTTCAGCAGCTTCATAAGAATGAGCGCGGGATAATGATCTATAATGATGAATTATCTGGCTTTATAAACTCATTCCAGAGATACAGCAAAGGTAACGACGAGCAGTTTTATTTATCTGTTTGGTCTGGGAAGCCTGTTGTTGTGGATCGTAAGACGCAAGTGTCAATCCGTATCAACCAACCAATGTTAAATATAATTGGTACTATACAACCTTCTGTTCTATCAAAATCTTTTGAGGGTAAAGAGGACAACGGTTTTTTTGATAGGTGGTTAATATGCTGCCCTGATAATGCTATAAAAGAATATTGGAGCGATGTTACATTAGAACCATCTACCAAGTCGAATTATGACTTCATTATCCAAAAGTTATTGAATATTGAGCTACCCATTAACCAATGGGGGGATATGCAACCAGAGGAAGTCAGGTACTCTTTAGAAGCATACGATTCGCTAAAAGTGTGGCAAAAGACAAATACAGACTTAATTAACCGCAGTGAATTTGACAGTATAAAGGCTATACGTTCAAAGATGGAGACCTATATCCATCGGTTTTGCCTGATAAAGCATATGATTGATTTTGCTTGCTCAGACGATTATTCACCTAAAACATCCATAGATACTGAAAACATAAAGCAATCTATTTTGCTTGCTGAATACTTTATTAAAAATGCTATGCTCACAAGGGCAACAGACCCTTCGGAAAGTCTGCAGGGTATATTTAAAGATTTATATAATCAGCTTCCCAACCAGGACCAACCATTTACAACAAAAGAGTTTTCAGACATCTGTGTCTCTTTAGGTATCCCAGATCGTACAGGCAAACGCTGGATTGATTCAAACACCTTACCAAAAGGGAAACTGATAATTAAAATTAAGCATGGGGTTTATGGCAAGAAATAGCGATTATAAAATACTTTTTAAGTGCTGTTTTAAGTTAGACGCAAAGAACAACGGATATATGTTTGAAGGGGAATATATTGAAAATGTATCGGCATATCTTTGGAAAAAAATTGACCAATGGAAAAGAGAAGGCATCAAGTCGGCTAAATATGACATGATACGATTATTATGCGATATAAAGCGTAAACAGTCATCTAACTGGGTAATGTTCATGAAACAACCAGAAACCGTCTTACACCCTTTTAAATCAACCTACAATATAATTTTATCAGAGATCAAGCCAAGCGAACCATTTTACGAATGGCGAGTTTTATATCACGTTTTATATGAGACGTATTATAAAAAATAGTCTATTTGGCATTATTGGCATAAGTTGGCATAATGAAGTAAACTAAAAAGACCATTTAAACACATTTAAACAATGATTATTTTTAAAAATGCCAATAATGCCGAAAATGCCACCAGAAAAAATCTGCGGAGAAAATGCCATAATGCTAGTATAATCTCACGTACTTTTTTATATATTAATTATATATATAATATATTAACATATAGTATAATAATACATACTAAATACAAACCTTTAAATACCTGTTTTATTATATATTGGCATTATTGACATTATTAGCATTTTCACACAAAAACAAAGATTAAACATATTTAAAGGCATAATCAAATTACCACCATAATGCCAATAATGACAGATAAATTTAAAATATGATACAAAATAACAAAGGATGCGTGTATTTTTTCCGACATATCGGTTTAACCCCTGTGAAAATAGGCTACTCAGAATATGATAATCCACTTGAGCGCTTTAATCAATTTAAAACGTATGCGCCTTACGGAGCGGAGATACTGGGGTTTATTATAATTAATGACGCAAGAACAGTTGAATCGTTATTGCATAGCAAATATCAGGATAAAAGATTAAGAGGTGAATGGTTTGAAATAACAGCAGAACAAGTCATTAAAGAAATTGATTTTTATAGCAATATCCAGGATATAGAGGATCGTAATAACTTTCAATTGGCATGGGCGAATGAACTAAAAAGAAGGAAAGAAACAATTCAGAGAAAGATAACAGAAAATCAATACGCAGGCATTATTGGTTCGGTTGAGAAAGGGTCAACTTTTACTTGTTCAGCATTTGTTAATTTAGCTTGTAAATTTGGTATACCTAACAGGACAGCAATGAGGTTATTAAAAGAACAGTCATCTTCAAAGACGGGTGTATTTGTTAAAATAAAACATGGAGTTTACACCAAACCATAAAAACAATGGAAAAACAGCTAAGAGATTACCAGGAACAAAACTCTATACAAGGTGCTGAGATATTGCGATTATACATGATCGTGTATTTTGCTATGCAAGTCAGGACTGGGAAAACAGTAACAGCCATGAATACAGCATTCCTTTACGGAGCAAAAAGGGTTTTGTTCTGCACGAAGAAAAAAGCCATTCAGTCTATACATGACGATTACAATGCTTTTGGATTCTATAAGAAGTTCCAGTTAACCATAATCAATAACGAGAGTATACATAAAATCGAAGAAACCAATTTTGATTTAGTAATAATGGATGAAGCCCATAGATTCGGGTCTTTCCCTAAACCAAGCGAAGGGGCCAAAAACTTTAAAATTAAATACGGACATCTACCAATTATATTTTTATCAGGAACTCCACATCCGGAAAGCTATTCACAAGTCTACCATCAGTTTTGGGTAAGCAACCATTCACCATTCAAGCAATACAAAAACTTCTATAATTGGTTCACTGGGATGGGATTTGTAAAATGTGAATTTGATTTGGGTTATGGATTAGTTACAAATTATACCAATAACAAAGAGATTATCCATAAATACTATTCAGTACTTAAACGTAAAATATCAAAAGAAGATCCAAACTGTTCTATCCTGCTAAATGAGTTATCAGAACGCCAAGATAACGACATTAACCGGATGCAGCAGGCAAATAAAAATATGGATGCAATACTTGATAAGTATTTTATTAAATTCAGTCAGCAGCAGGCTGGATTTACCTCTGAAGTTAAAGAACACGTTTTGACTGTAAAAATGAAGCCTATCACGTATCACCTTATTGATCGAATCTCAAAAGATAGGGTTATAAAAGGCAAAGACGAAACCATATTAGCAGACACCGCAGTTAAGCTAATGGGTAAAATCCACCAACTATGCTCAGGTACAATAAAATTTGAAAAGAAACTAACCATTGATGATAATAACCATGTTATAGAACTACCGAGCAAATCAAAGATAATAGACGAAAGTAAAGCCGAGTACATCAAAGAGTTCTTCAAAGAATATAAGATCGGAATATTCTATAAATTTAAAGAGGAACTAAATTTGCTTAAATCAGTGTTCCAAAACAAACTTTGTACAGACCTTGATACATTCAATACCACAAACAAAAATATTGCATTACAGGTCATTTCTGGGCGGGAAGGTATAAGTCTTAAAGAAGCGGATTACCTTGTGTTCTTTAATATTGACTTCTCGGCTATATCGTATTTCCAAGCTAAGGACCGACTTACAACTATGGAACGTAAAACCAATGATGTATACTGGATATTTGCTGAGGGCGGTATTGAGGAAAAGATATATAAGACCGTAATGGGTAAAAAAGACTACACACTTTCCAAATTCGTAAAAGACTATGGCATCAAAGCACCAAACAAAAATAATTAAGGAATACGAGAAGCGGGGGTACTTCGTGATTAACCTGATAAAAACCAACAAACCAGGCATAGCCGATCTACTTTGTTTAAAGGCTGGAGAAATCCCTATCTTTATAGAATCAAAAGAAATAAAAGATACAGTCAAGCCATTACAAGACTTTATGAGAGAAATGTTAATCGGTATAGGGTTTGTATCGTTTATATCAAAAGCAAAGAAATAACAAATTATAACTAACTTTGGACAACTGGCAATGCGTAGGTATTCCAGTTCCAATAGAGGAAAGCGAATTAAAAACTAAGTAACTTACATTTACAAAACTTTACAAATGTTAGATAGCCATATAAGATTTTGCGATAAATATTTTGAAACATTAAATGGTTCAGAATCAGCTATATATGCCGGGTTTTCTAAGGATACTTCTAGACAGCAAGCATGGCAGTTATTGCAACGTGAAGACATACAAGAATATTTAGTGAAAATGCGAGCTGAAATGGCCGAGAAATCAGGCATTACAAAAGCGTGGGTTATGGAGCGTTTTAAGGATATTTCGGATAGGTGCATGACTGCTGAGCCTGTAATGATAAAAGTCGATGGGCAATGGGTAGAATCCGGAGAATATCAATTCGATAGTTCAGGAGCTAACAAAGCAACTGAAAGTCTGGGTAAGATCATTGGAGTGTTTGAAAAAGACAACAGTCAATCAGCGCCGGTTGTAAACAATATTATCAATCTAGGAGAGGGAGAAGAACCGGATGCCGTTACTGCCTAAGCAAAAGAATGCAGTTTTCTACCTTAACGACCGGGTAACATCTGAGTTGATATATGGGGGTGCAGCAGGAGGTGGTAAAACAGCTTTAGGTTGTTTGCGTGAAATAGAGCAGGCTCAAAAGTATCCGGGTTCACGGGGACTTTTAGGTAGGTCTAAACTAAAAACACTAAAGGAGACTACCCTTAATACTTTCTTTGAACAGGCAGCAATACATAAAGTATCAAATCAATTTAAGTTCAATGCTCAGGAAAATATAATCCACTGGAAGAATGGAAGCGATACTTTACTAAAAGATCTATTCCTTTACCCATCGGATAAAGAGTTCGATAGTTTGGGTTCACTTGAAATTACCAGGGCTTTTGTTGACGAGTGCAACCAGATAGTTCATAAGGCTTGGGACGTTGTAGGATCTCGTATCAGGTATAAGCTAAATGAGTTTGATTTGATGCCTAAACAGCTAGGCAGTTGCAATCCATCTAAAGGCTGGGTATATACCAAAGTTTATAAGCCTAGTCGTGACGGTGTTTTACGTAATGACATCAAGTTTATACAAGCATTACCAAAGGATAATCCATATTTACCGCCATCATACGTTCAGAGGCTTCTTAGGATGGAGAAAAATAGCAGGGAGCGTCTTTACTACGGCAATTGGGAATATGATGACGATCCGGCTGCATTAATGAGCATTGATACTATAAATAACCTTTGGACAAATACATTTGTTAGATCGGGTAAAAAATATATAACTGCTGATATTGCGCGTTTCGGTAAGGATAAATCAGTTATCATTGTTTGGGATGGGTTACGGGCGATTAAAATAGTCGTACTAAGTAAGAAGCCGACTACATGGGTTGCTCAAGAAATAGCTTCATTGCGTAACGAGTATATGATTCCATTAGATCATGTAATCGTCGATGAGGACGGTGTAGGTGGAGGGGTTATGGATATTTTAGGCTGTAAAGGGTTCGTTAATAATTCAACAGCCCGTTATTCTGAAAACTTCGAAAACCTAAAGGCACAATGCTACTATAAACTATCCGAAATCGTTAACGCTTCTGAAATGTATTTAGGCTGCATCATTGACAGTGATATGATAGCCGAAACGATTGAAGAACTAGAACAGGTGAAGCAAAAGGATATGGATAAGGACGGTAAAAAGAAGATTATCCCGAAAGATGCTGTTAAGGAATTGTTAGGCAGATCGCCCGATTATTCAGATGCTATCATGATGCGTATGTATTTTGAGTTGAGCGAAGGGGAAGAAGATTTCCAATTCGGTGCCGGGTAAAGATAAAGCCCTTGTGAAGGTCGGCCGGTTTGATCAAAGCTGGACAGGTACGATGAAGCAAGGCAGGCCAGATTTACGCAAGTAGTCTGGCTTTTTGTTTTTATGCAACATTGTAGTTACATTTGGTGTATGGGATTAAAACATTACTTAAAGAATGTAGGCGGGGCTGTACTTGCACCTATCGCCAAAGCAATCAACTCAACATTCCCGGCTTATGGTGCTGGTTTTGCAATGACATTCGGTAATACATTCCGTTTGATGGGTTTATCTGGCAAATCGGCCTATTCAAATAAAATATTTTATGCGGGAGCAAATATATTCGTGCGCAAAGTAGTAGAGGCACCTATTATGTTTAGCCAGGCAAAAAACAAGCCTGCAGCACGTAAATTTAATAAGTTCTATTCTAAAGCCATATCGAACGAGGAACGGGCTTTTGTTAAATCCCAAACGTTAACTGAATTAGAAGATCATCCGTTAAACGAACTGTTTGATGCTTTAGGCATGGAGGGTATGGCTGATTTTTGGTATAACTACAAGTTTGGGGATGGGTTCCTTTATTTCGAGGGTTTAGACGCTGAGTTATCCCGTAACGTCCTGCCTGTTGCCGTTCACTCACTAGATCGTGACCGAATCACCATCGTTAAAGACGATGTGTCTAAGTTCAGCCCTGCCGCTTACTACCTGTACACCTGCGATAACGGCCAGCAGATCACAATCGAAAAAGACCGGATATTACACCTTAAACACTGGAATCCAAATCTAGCCGATTTAAAGGGGCTAGGAGTTGACGAAATAGCAATAGGCGATATATCGCTCAACCAAGCAAATATAACCGCTCAGGGAGCAGCATTTGAGAACGGAGGGCGTGGTACATTGTTTGGATCTAAAGTAGATGTTACAAGCGAGGGCAAGCGTGTAGGCAAGATGACTGTTACGGAAATGGCAGACTTGCAGAAAATCATTCAAAACGATATGGCAGGAGCGCGTAACAATAGACGAATGAAGTTTACCAATGCCGAAGTAACGGTTACCCCATATGGTGATACACTTGCAGAAATGGAACTTGTAAAGTCAGAAGAAAATAACTGGAAAAACATTTTCGCTATTATGGGTATCCCGTGGGCATTAACTCCGGTAGCTTCACAAAGCAGTGAAAATAGTATCATTACAGGCTATAAGTCATTAGTCACAAACCTAATTATTTCCGAGTTACGCAAGTTTGACCAGAAGCTAAACGCTATAATTAAACAGTGGTGGCCTGGCGTTATTGCGTGCCATGACTTAACCGAGTTTACAGAGCTTGCACCAGATTTGGCTTTGATGGCTACTGTATTTGGTAAGCCTGATTTAAGTGTTGACGAAAAACGCGCTATTTACAGTTATGATGCTGTAGGGGGTGATATTGGGAAATCTATCTTAGTCGGGTCCGGCATGATGCTTATTCAGGACGTTGTAAGTGGCGAAATCGAGGTTGATCCAAACGCTGAGGGTTTATGATCTTAGAACTTGACGCGACTGATTTAATCGCAGCCTATGAAGCGGGATTGGTTGAGGGTTTTATGTTAGGTATCGAAATTGTTACACCGGATATTGAAGGATAGCGGTATATTTGGGTATGGAAAATTTTAAGATAGGCTGTTCTCCTATAACAGCAACAATATACGCAGGCAAAGTAAATAAAAATGGTATGTGGGCATCCGGCAAAAAAGATGTAACAGAAACTGCACCTATGGCTGTTGCAGAACACCTTTTAATTAAAGGTGAGGCTGTGCAATTTACATATAGAGGTGTTGAGTATGTTTTGAAAGTTGAGCCTTTAGTAAAAAGTATATAATGCTTAAAGAATTCCGAGAAGAACGCCTAATCTGGAACCGTTTTCATAAGACAGCGGAAAAACAGCTATTGCCGTTATTTCGTAAAGCAATAATGCAATCAATACAGCCGGTTATGACATACGCTGAACTGGAAGGAACGGATAATATCCCGGTAGAGCAGTTAATCAACAGTAACGTATGGCAGTCGGTATACCAACGTGCTTATGAGATTACGGGTATGAAAATGGCTAAATCGGAGTATTACCGGCAACGTAAAAATGAACCAACGGCAACTAAGGCAAGCGCAATAGATTTCCTGGTAGATGTTTGGTCAGGAAAGCTGAAGGATTACGCATTACAGTACGTTTACCAAATACAACGCGAACTAAATGATACTACGGTCGAAATGATACGTAGGGCTTTAGGTGATGTTGCCGATTTGGATATGGATAGGGAAGGTCGTGTTAGGTTATTCCTTAAAGGCTTAGGCCAACGTGCTAAAATGAGGGCGGGGACTATAAGCAGGACCGAAACAAGTCGAATAGCTAACTTAGGTAAAAATATAGCTGCAGTTTCTTGGATCGAAACGCAAGGGGGTCAGTCATATAAGGTTTGGCTAGGCAGGAATGATAAAAATGAGCGTAGAGCACACTTAGAAGAAAATGATACCATTATAGAAATGGAAAACACTTTTGACCTTGACGGTCATTTGTGTCAACGTCCAGGAGATTTTAGTTTGCCTGCTAATCAAGTAATTAATTGTCGTTGCACCTGTAGCTTTATGTCAATAAACAGATATAACCGCTATCAAAAATTAGGCAGAATAGTCAATGGTAAACTTGTAGGAGCAAGCTAAAAAGCGTATATTAGTTAATCGGAGTCGAGGCCGAATTAAGAAATTTAAAAATATCCATGCTAAGTAGTCCACCTCGACGGATGAAAGGCATGGATTTTTATTTATGGAAGAAATATGGAAAGATATACCTGGTTGCGAGGGTAGATATCAGGTTAGCAGTTTGGGCCGAGCAAGGTCTTTAAGCAAAATAATTCAAACAGGCAGAGGCAAGGTTGATAGATGGCTAGAAGGAAGAATATTGAAAGAGGGGCTTATTGACAAACATGGTTATAGAAGAATTGCTATAGGAGACAGAAAATCTCTACCAGCCCAAACCATGCACAGAGTAGTCGCTATAACTTTCATACCCAATCCTGAAAACAAATACTGTGTTAACCATATTGATGGTAATAAATTAAATAATAATTTAGATAATTTAGAATGGGCAACTTCAAAAGAAAACACACAGCACGCTTTCAGAACAGGGTTAGCTAAAGTATCTAAAGAAGGTGTGGAGTTAAGAAGACAGCAATTTCTAAATCCAGATAGGAACCCAAAATCCAGAATGGTTTTGAACGTTGAAACTGGCATATATTACGATTCAGCTCTTAAAGCATGGGAATCTACCGAAAGAAAAAGAAATAGAGATAATTTTTGTGCGCTAATACATGGTAAAAGGAAAGTAAAGATTCCATTCGTATTCGCTTAACCTCATTCCCGTCAGATGGCAAATCCGGTTCAATTAATTTTGGCCGGATTTTCTTTTTTATTTGCATTTCAAATCTTTTGCATATATTCGTATCATTATTGTTACAATTATGGAAAAGCCAACTAAAAGCGAACAAGAATTAAAGGCCATACGTGAACGCGTAGAAGATCCTAAGGTTAAGGACGCTATTAGCAAAAAGCTGAAGTACATAAATAAACCAGTTAACAAGTGATAAAAAGCATTTATTTTCCTAAGCGCGAGTTTTCAACTAAAGAGGAAATGTTCACCGAGTTCAGGGGTAA